TTGTTTGCCATTGTGAAGCTCATAAGTTAGGCTATGGATCTAATCATGCAGATGTAATGCACTGGTTTCCTGCGTTTGGAAAAAGCATGGACACTTTCCGTAGCGATGTGAATATTGCTATGAATACAGAAAACAAAAACGATACCACAGAAACAACTAATACAAAAGTTGGTAGTAAAGTAATTGATGTACAAAAATGGTTAAACAAATATTATATTGATATCATTAAACCTGTGACTGGTAAACTTGCCGAAGATAACAAAGCTGGGAAACTTACAAAAACAGCATTAATATTATCTTTAAAATCAGAATTTAATAAGCTAGATAATTACAAACTTAAACTTGACAATGTTACAATTGCAGAAAAAACAAAAGACGGTATCAACAAATACGCTACAATAAGAAAAGGAGATAAGGGTATTTTCGTTACTATATTCCAGGCTCTTTTAGTATGTAATGGATATGATCCGAACGGAATTGACGGAATAGCTGGAACTGGTTTTGATACTGCAACTAAAAAATATCAAAAAGATAAAAAAATTACACAAGACGGTATTGCTGGAATTGGAACGTGGACTAAAATTTTAACTTTATAATTGATTAAAGCCCCTTGGGATTATTCCCTTGGGGCTATTTTATTTATAAGATTCTTGATACCATTTTTCCAATGCGTACATATCTTCGGTTTCTATCCAATCGTCTAGGTCTGCGAATCTAGAGAAGTCTTCAGAATCACAATCGTCAAATTCATCAATTCTATTAGTATCTTCAATAAACTCTTGCATAGAATTTCTCCAATCAACGTATGCTTCTTTTAATGCGTTATTAATCATAATATACTTCCTTTCTTATAACTTCTTTTCAAAAACCCTTCCACAATTCATACACATAAACTGTGTTTTCCCTTTTGGTTTTCTATTAAAGATAGTAAATGGATGAAAAGGATTTAAATTTAAGCTAACTCTAGTATTTTGATTAACAATTTGCACATTGACATTTTTGCACTTAGGGCACTTGATTGTTTTCATTTTGGCATCTCCTAATTCCAATGAACCATAAAACCTTTTGCATTTTCGCCAGGATTACGATAGATGATATTAAATCCAGTAGAAGAGCAATTAACAGATACTACGTTATCAAACTTTGAGAAGTCGATAGAAAAATCTCCATCGTATGGATTTGTAAATGTTACAGTATCACCATTTTTTGATACGTTTGTTACGTTCGTAAGATTGTAATAACTTGGGTTGAATAAGTTCCCAGCTTTAGCAGCCTCCGATGTTTGCAATGAAGATGTTAAAATAACTCCCGATAAGATTACAACTGATAATAATTTTTTCATAATCAATTCTCCTTTTCATCTAAATATTTTTTTATGAAACATTCAATCACATTCGATTGCTTATCTCCGCGTTTTTTAGTTTCAATAATGAATTGATCTACAAGTTCTTTTTTAAGCTTAAAGCTTTTACTTATCATTCCGTTACGTTCATCCCATTTTTCTTGGTACTTTCTATCTGGTTTCTTATCCATAAATCATTTCCTTTCTTTACCATTATATTACTACGTACACGTATAAATGTCAACCAATTTTTGGGAAAAATATTATTTTTACAGAAGACAGGCAATATTTTGGTAAACTTACGTATAATGTACTAAACAACAATAAAGGAAGGTAAAAAAATGATAAAAGGATTAGATATCGGGTATTCTCATACAAAAGATAATGACGGAAGAATATTTAAAAGTGCGTTTTCACATGAAGACTGTTCAGTTACGGGTTCTAGGATGATACTTATTGATGATAAACAATATTATGTTGGTAATGGAGTCCAAACTAGCGATGCAGATAAAAGTGATAGCGAAATAAACAAGGTATGTACTTTATATGACATGTATTTAAGCGGAGCAAATGATTTCAAGTTATGTGTTGGATTGCCAATTGCACAGTATAAAACTCAAAGAAACAAATTGAAAGAAACTATTCTTTCTTATAATAATTCAAAGATTTATGTTAACGGATCACAATACAAGTTTAAAATAAACGATGTTTTTGTTACCATGCAAGGAATCGCTAGTTTATTTACGATAGGTAAGCTGCTAGGAGAGTACATAATAATTGATATAGGAGGGCTAACAATAGATGTTTCTCTAGTAGAATTTAATGATACTACATCAAGAATTATTCAGTCAGATACATGGTATAAAGGAGTTAGGACCTTATATAGCGATATAATAGGAAGAATTAATAATAAGTTTTCTCTTAAATTAGATAATAGTTATGGAGAAAAAGTGATAAGAAGTGGTTTTATAAGAATAGATGGGAAAGAAGAAAGCATGGATTTCTTAAAACCGTACCTACAGAGTTATATTGACGAAATCACAGAAGAAATAAAACTGAAATATCCATATCAAACAGCCAATATTTATCTTACTGGTGGTGGAGCGATTCCTATGTCAAATTCTTTTATAAATCGGTTTCACCAAACAAAACTTATTGCTAATCCACAGTTTAGCAATGCAATAGGGTATTACCTAATAGGTTGCCATAAATTTAAACAGTAAGGCGGTGATTACGTGGCAAAAATAATACAGATTAGCTTTAAAGAGAAAGAGAAAGAAATATACGATTTTGTGCATGAACATAGTTACCCATCTGCATACGTAAAAGACTTGATTATCAAGGATTTTAATGAACAGAAGAAAAAGGAACAGGAAAACAACATACCTATTAGAAATGCAGGGATGTTCGATATGCTAGACTAATGATAAACCCCATGCACGACCGGTAATCGTAGCACAGGGCTTAAAAATTTGCTTTGCAGCAATAATATTGTAACATAAAGGGGAATATTTGTGAAGAAAAAAGAATCAAGAAAAGATTTATTATTTCGAGATAGCATAATAGGAATTGTAGCATCTTATGGAATCGACTTTTTATATCCTCCTTTTATTCCGATTACAATAATAATGAGATTATTTGGATTTGGAGGAATCGGTTTTTGCGCATTTACGTATAGCAAATACGATAGATTGTTTAAAAATTGCGATTTGAATATAGGTTTGTCTTATCCAATACTAAAAAATAAATGCAAGACAGAATATGGAAGCACTATTTATAAATTTACTCTTCCGTGTGGGTTGTCAGAACAGGATTTTACAGAGAAACAGCAAGCAATAGAGAATTACATAGGGAAAGAAGTAAAAATCTCTTATACATTTAAAGAGATAGTAATAGAAGAATTTGAAAAGAATAACAAAATATTTAGAGAATATGAGCCTATCGGATTAAAAGGAAATGTTCCTGTTTTAATCGGATATAACAGAAAAGGAGAATTGATATGGTGCGACCTTGGAGACGGAGAGCCTCATTTGTTGATTGCAGGGCAAACTGGAGGAGGAAAGTCAACTTCCATACGTGCTATTATAACGAATCTTATTCTGTTTTCTGATGTGAACTTACATTTAGTCGATTTAAAAAACGGAGTGGAATTACGATTGTTTGCTTATTCTTCTAAGGTTTTTCACTTTTGCAGAACAATTAATTCTGCAAGAGTAATGTTACAGCAAATGGATTTAGAAGTAGATGCTAGATATAATCTATTTTACAAGTACAACGTAAGAGATATTGTAGATTTTAATAAGAAGTTTCCCGAAAATAAAATGACATATGAAGTAGTTATAATAGATGAATTTGCAGATTTGCAATCAGATAAGGAATCTATCGATTCATTAGATAGCCTTGGTAGAAAAGCAAGGGCCTGTGGTATTCACATGATTATTTCTACGCAACGTCCAGACTCAAAAGTTTTGACTGGATCTATTAAAGCGAACGTTCCAACTATATTAGGGTTAAAAACAACAAATGGAGTAAATAGTAACATTATTATAGATGAAAAAGGCCTTGAAAATCTTCGTGGGAAAGGTCATGGATTATTTAAACGAAATGGAAAGATGGAAGAGATACAGGTTCCATTGCTATCTTCAGAGCACGCAACCGAATTAATAAAGCATACATTCGTTGATAAGGATTTGTCTGATAATGAAGGGATTATTAAGAAAGAAGAAATATCTAGTAAAAAGAAAAAATCAAAGGTGGTGCCAAAGACTTTATGATTATTGAACGTATTTATTCAATTATGTTTTCGAAAAGCAAAGATATAGAATGGTATTTTTTTACTTGTAACATAGGAATATTGGAATCAATTAATAAGTTCTATGTATATAGAATAGATGGAAGCAAAGATTATATTCCTAATTCTAAATATATTACTACTATTGTTCCAAAAGACAAAACAGAATTTAAAAGCATAAAAAAGCAGCTAAAACATGAAATTTATCCATCCAATATACTTGAAATGATAGGATGTGGTAGAATTGACAAGTAGAGATATAGAGATTATTGAGTTTTTGCAAAAATATAAATGTGCTACAACTACAATGTTGTCAAAATTATTCTTTCCTAGTCGCCATGCCTGTTATAAAACTATGAGCAGATTATATAAGGCAAAGAAAGTTATGAGAACAAGAATGGTACAGGGCTCAATTAATTGTGAATATATCTATCATGTAAAGAAACTATCTACCCAAATGAGACATCAATTAACAGTAACATGGTTTTATTACAAATGGAGCATAGGTCATAATATTACAAGTTATTACATTGAAAAGCAAATTGGAGACATTGTTCCGGATGCAATATTTACATATATTGAAAACGGAAAACAAATTACAGGAATTCTAGAAGTAGAACTGTCGAAGAAGGGATTTGATTACATGAAATATGAGAGATTTTATGCAACTAGATCATACTTAAAATATTTCAATGAAATGCCAAGTATATTTATTTTGGGAAATGCAAATATACCGACAGGACTTAGATGTAATTATAAAGTTTATGTAATTGATGAGTATTTAAAGTAAATGCATAAAAACATAACGACAATTATATACAAAAGTTGGTGAAAAATGCTTGTAAAAAATGTACAAAAATGGTAAAATAAGAACGTAAGTTCTTGAAGAACTGGAGGGGATAATCTATGGAAGAGGAAAAACAATTCTATAGAGATGTATTAAGGAAAAAGATATCTAATACCAATGATACGGAGCTTCTTAAGCTATTATATGAATTTATAGCGTTAAACGAAAAAAAGGAGTAGCAATATGCTACTTCTTTTTTAATAATTTTTCCACCATTTTGTAGATCAATTCGTATTCACTTTTATCTAGTTTTTTAATCATGTCTGCTAGTTCTCCGGCATCATGTTCTTCGTTCGTCATATTATTTGTCCATCCCATCAAATAAGAAGGTGATACACAAAGAATTTCAGAAAACTTCACTATTTTACTTTGTGTAACATTGTTTTTACCAATTTCTATCTTGCTTATAGTATCTCTGGACTTATATCCCATTTTATCCGCTAATTCTTCCTGAGACATTCCAATATTCTCTCTTGCAATCTTTATTCTTGTTCCAACTATGTTCATAATATCAACCTCCGAAATATACAATATCATATTTTTTACTTAAAGTAAATTTTTTTTATTTTATTGTAAAAAATACTTGACCGAATATATAATACATGCTATTATCTAATTGTAGATAAATAATCGACACAGATTAAAACTTGTATAACTAAATTATATGAGGAGGTGATAAAGAATATGACTAATTCGAAAAAATTAATTGCTCTCATGTACGAGAAAGGAGTAACCAGGGAAATGGTAGCAGAAACATTAAAGCTATCAATGCCAACAGTACATAGAAAAATTAATAACAAAACAGAATGGAAGGACAGAGAAATCGCTGCAATGTGTAATCTGCTAGGGATTGGACTTGGGAAAAAGGACCTTGAATTAAAGGAATCTATTTTTTTTGCTCTCAATGTCGATAAATAATCGACAAGTAAACGAATGGCGGTGAAGTTCATGAGAAAAGAAACTTGTATATTTTGCAAAAGAAAATATGGAGTGAGTATCTTCCACGAAAATACGGAAAACGGATATGAGTGTCCAAAATGCGAAAGCAAACGACTTATCAGAAATCAGTTGATGCAAAAAGGAATAATTTGGAGTGGTTGCCGTGAAAACAGTGTTTAAAAAAGTGGTTGAGTACATAGAAAGAACCTTTTTAGTTTGGTATTTAATTTGTTTGATAGGAGGTGTTTTATTATGCGTTTTACATTAGAGGATATCGAAATACTGTCAGCATATGGCTATGAGGTTGTTTTAGACAATGGAAATATTACTTGTATTTACAAGGAGGTTCCATTTGATGAAGAGAAAAATTCATAATTTCTTTACATTGATTGCAGTATGCTGCATCTTATATAGCTTTGGATTGGCTGGAAGCTTAGAAAGCGGCCATATCGATGAAATTGAGTGTATGGAACATGGAATAGTAGTTGTCGGGATTATCATAGTTGCTGTTCTTGGAGAAATGGTAACAGAGGAATAGAAAGGAGAGTTTTTGTGAAAGAATTTGAAATCGAAAGCATTCGTAAGAATTACAAAATTGGGGATAGAGTTACATTAAAAACAAAAGAAGAGTTGCTTGCAGAAGGATATGTAGAAGATGGTTTTGGTGGAATTTATGCAGAAATAATAAACTGTTACGAAGTTTTTCCGCTTGAAATTAATGAGCTTGGAAAAGAATGCGAAATTTCTGATATTGAATATGACGGATTTTATTCTGAACAAACTAATACTTTTTTCTCATGGAACATTATTAAACAATCAAAGTTCACAGCTGGCCAACGTGTAGAACGTACAGACATGGATTTACAAGGAACCGTACTGGTTGCAGAGACTAACAGATGTTTGGTTAAACCAGACGGACAAGGAAAGTGCTACTGGAGCGTTAATTACATGAAGGCTCTTGTAAATGACAAAAAGGAAGAAAAGCTGCAATATGCAGATCAATCATTCACATTAAGGCAAGTAGATGAAGCAGTAAAAGCAATGAAAGATTATATGATAAATGAATACGAGGCTTATGAAGTTCAAGAAGCAATTGACAAGTTCTGGTTTAAATTAGGAGGAAGATAAAATGAACCAAGTAAACGTAACAGCAAAAGTAGCAAGTAAATTTACATTTAGCCATGAAATTATGAAAGAAAAATTCTACAACGTAATTCTAGAATCTCAAAGAATCAGTGGAGCAATCGACATAATCTATGCTCAAGTATCCGAACGAATTTTCGATGTATCACAAGATTTATCTGGCGAAGTAGTTTCTATAACAGGAACATACCGTTCATACAACAAAGAACGACCAAACGGACTAAAGAGTATTTTAATTCTATTTGCAGATGAAATCAAACTTGTCCAAGTTGGTAGTGAAAATAACATTGAATTAGATGGTTTTATCTGCAAAGAACCTATTTTCAGAAATACCAAAACAAACAGAAGAGTAACAGAACTCCTTGTTGCATGTAACAGATCAAATACAAAAAAATCAGATTATTTTCCTGTAATCACATGGGGAAGAAACGCAGATTATGCTAGTGAACTAAGGGTTGGCGACCATATCAGCATCACTGGCAGAATCCAATCTAGGGATTACGAAAAAAATGATACAACATATACAGTAAACGAAATTTCTGTTTATTCCATCGGATTAACTGAGTAGGAGGGTAAGTTATGCAAGGTATTGTAAGAAGATTAGATTCTTTAGGAAGAATCGTAGTACCAAAAGAAATCAGAAAATCATTGGCTTATGCACCGGACCAAGCATTTGACATAAGTGTGGAAGATGACAAGGTTATTTTAACTCCAACGGATACGGAGTGTTACCCAAATCATTGTAAAGTGTGTGGATGTAAAAAAAGCTTACTTATGTTTAATAAAAATGGATCTAAATTTTCAATCTGTTCCAGCTGTCAAGAAATCATCGAAGGAAAGTAGGTAATCGTAATGAATAAATCTGAATTACTTACAGGCGATAAAGTCGTTTTCAAAAACGGTCAAACTGCAATTGTGTTACATGACTTTGAAATACCATGTGGAGGAAACGATGATGTGCTTGTGCTTAATAAGATTATATTCATGAGATTATCGATGTATGACAACAACTTGAAACATATCAGCGATAGTGAATTTGATGTTATAGCAATTACAGATGATTTTACATACGAAGAAGACATACTTGTTGAGAACTTCCTTATCAGTAAAATTTTCAAAAAACTAGGAGGTTGTTGATGTGTATAGCGAAGAAATTACAGATTACTTAGAAAGCAAAGACTATCACTTAACCCACCAAGAATGGTTCAAAGTTGTTAGAGAAAGCGTTCAAATAGTAGGCGCAAAAGAAATTGGTTGGGGAGATTTTGGAACACGTATCCATAGTTGGACTTGGGATAATCATAACTGGGATATTATTTTGAAAAATTGAAAGGAGAAATAGTAATGGTAAAAGTATCACTTAATGAGGTTAGCAAAGTAAAGGAATTCGTTTCAGATATTAGTAAGTTAGATATCAATGTGTCGCTGGTTAGCGGAGGTTATAAAGTAAATGCAAAATCAATCTTAGGTGTGTTCAGCCTTGACTTATCAAAACCAGTATCTGTAATTACAGAATCAACCAACCCAAGCGACATTAACACAGTATACGCAGCATGCGATAAGTATTTAGTATAATGCAGGTGCTTGTTTATGAAAAACTTTGAAGAATATAAATTATCGCAACATGTAAAAGAAAGATATTCAGAAAGAATAATGAGTAAGGAAGAAGCTTTTGATATTAACATCTTCATAAATAATAATCTTCAAAAAATCAAAGATGACATAATGAAAATGCTTGAGCATTCAGCTCTGATTTACACAGGGAAAACGAGTACTAATAATAACAGAATTGTTGAAGTCTATCTTTCCGGAACATGGGTTTTGATTCTTGATCCAGGGAAAAAGATTGTAGTTACATTATACAAAATTGATTTAGGCCTAGATGAAGATTTTAATAAAGAATACGTTTCTAGATTCGGGGAAAAGATTACTAAAAAATCACTTGAGGTTATCAATAGAACAAACGATTCAAAAGAAACTACTACCGAATACAAGGCTTTCATTGAAGATAACAACCAACAAATAAAAGAATATAGAAAGTACATCAAGAACTTAGAAGATACCAACATAGCATATGAACAACTTATCAAAGATATGCAGTTTAGAGTTTCTATAGCAGAAAAGGAACTTAGGGACACCGTTTTATCGTTAATTGGAAAGAAAGAGTTTGTTTAGGAGGAGAAAAATGAAAATTGTATTAAAGAAAGTTCATATTCAGAACTTTAAAAACATCAAAGATATGGCAATTGATTTTACAGATAGAACGACAGTAAAAGGGCAGAACGGATTAGGGAAAACAACAGTAGCGGATGCAGTAATGTGGGTTTTATTTAACAAAAACTCCGAAGGTAGCCAAGCAGATAAGATTCGCCCGCATGATGTAAACGGAAAAGACATTGACTTCATTGACATCGTAGTTTCGCTGGATATGGAAGTAGACGGAAAGCCTATCAACATCGTAAAAACTCAAAAGCAGAAATGGGTGAAAAAAGGAAAACCAGACCAAAGATTCGATGGGAACGTGAATACATACGAAATCAATACGATTCCAAAATCAGAGCGTGATTTCAGAAAATACTTTGACAACTTTATTACCGAAGAAGTGTTTCGTTTCTGCTCAAATGCTAATGCATTTATGGCTCTTAAACCAAAAGACCGTCGCAGTAAGTTGTTCGAACTGGTAGCTAATGTTACTGACTTGGATGTTGTTAACACAAGCAAAGAGTTAGAACCTCTTAAAGTACTTCTTACCAACTATACAGTAGAGGAACTGTTAAGCAGAAATGCAAAGGCTTTAAAAGAGTACAACAAACAGTTAGACGAAATCCCTTGTCGAATTGATGAAGTGGAAAAGACAAAAGTTGTTGTTGATGTGGCAGAACAGGAACTGCTTAAGACTTACTATGAGGAAGAAATTAAGAACCTGGAAGAGCAAGAAGAAGATTTATCTAAAGTATACGATCAAGTCAAAGAAAAACAAGACGAACTTCTCAAAGCAAAACTAGAATTATCTGCTGTTAAACAGGAAGTGAACCGCAATGTTATTGATTCCAAACGAGAAACAGAACACAACATCGTTACATTGAAGAATGTATTGACTAGAGGCAAGAACGACTTAGATTCGGTTACAAAAGAAATTGACAGATGCAAATTCAACATTGCTGCACTATCAGAACGTAAAGCAGATTTGCTGGAAAAATACAAAGCAGAAAACGCAGTACAATTCGATTCTTCTAGTTTAGTTTGTTCCTACTGTGGTCAAGAGTATCCAGAAGATAAGAAAGAAAAGATTCAAGAAGATTTCTTCACTACAAAAGCAAAAAAAGTAAATGCAATCGTTGAAGATGGGAAGAAAACAGCAGAACGAATTAGAGAGTATGAGGAGAATGAGAAACAGTTACTTGTAAAAGCAGAAACTTTCAAAAAGAATATTGCAGAGATTGAGAAGTCAATCAAATCAGAAAGTATCAAGTTATCATCACTTCCTACTGAATCAGAACTACTTGATAAAAACGACCAGTACAACTCATTATCAGAGAAAATTAAAACGCTTGAGAAAGAACTAGAAACGACTGATACAGGAGCAGAGTTACGTCAACAATTAAGAATCAAGAAGTTAGGTTTCAAAGAGCAGTTAAGAGAATGTGAATCAGTTTTGGCAAAATCGTCAGCGAACGATATCGCAGAGGAACGTATCGAAGAACTGAAAGCAAAACAAGTAGAGTTAGCACAGAGTATCGCGACATTCGAAAAAGAAAAATATCTTCTAGATCAATTCACTAAAACTAAGATTTCCATTCTTACAGATGAAATTAACAAGAACTTTAAGTTGGTTCAATGGAAACTGTTTGAAACGCAAATCAATGGCGGGTACAAAGAAATTTGCGAACCTACAGTGAATGGAACACCTTACAACTATGGTTTGAATGCAGGGCATAAGATTCTTTCTGAACTTGACATCATAAACACATTACAGAAAATCAACGATGTGCAAGTTCCAGTATTCTTAGACAATGCAGAACGTTTATCAGATAACAATATTCCTACAACGGATTGTCAGTTAATTGTTCTTAAAGTATCGGATGATACGAAACTGGTGGTGGAACATGAATAGAGTTGCAGAGATAGTAAAAGAACTGTTTGAAGAGTTAAATAAGCAAGGGTACGACATGAGGAACGGATATCATCTACTAGATGGGACCAGGCAAGAAACAATCCACATCTACAAATTCGGTGATGAAGTTGATATTAGTATTGGAACAAATAGCTTACTTATTAAGAATCTTAAATTAAAGGAGGAAAAATAAATGGCAACAGCAACTAAAACGCAATTAGCAGAACAAGGAAAGCAACAAGCAGCACTTACAATCAACAACTCTTTTATTGATGGAATCGCACAGGTGATTGAAGATAAAAAGAAATATGGCTTAACAATGCCAAGTGATTACAACGCACTAAATGCATTGACAGGTGCTTATCTTATGTTGAAGGAAACAACGGATAAATCCGGGAAATGCATCTTGGAAACTTGTACCCAAGCAAGCATCGCAAACTCCCTAATGGATATGGTTACGATGGGGCTTAATGTTCAGAAGAAACAAGGATATTTCATTGCGTATGGCGGTAAATGCCAGTTCCAAAAATCTTACTTTGGAAATACTACAATTGCTAGACGTTACGGTTTAAAAAGCATCAACGCAGATGTTATTTACAAAGGAGATACATTCAAATATCACAAAGAAGATGCCATGACAGTAATTGATGTACATGAGCAAGATTTTATGAATATCTCAAATGAGAATATCATCGGTGCTTATGCTGTAGCAATCATGAATGACGGAACAAAGTATTGCGAGATCATGAATATCAATCAGCTAAAAGCAGCATGGAATCAAAGACAGGGCGGATTAAAGGAAGAATCTTATTCTACTCATGTTAAGTTCCGTGAAGAAATGTCAAAGAAAACAGTGAAAAACAGACTTCTCAAAGGAATTATCAATACATTTGGTGACGGGTATGTAAATGATTCCTATGAAAAAACAGAGGAAGTAAGCCAAGAGGAACAGATTGAAGAAAACGTAACATACGACATCAAATCAAACGCAAATAAAGAAACATTTGTAGAAGCAGAAGAACCAGAAGTAGTTGAAGGAGAAGTAGTACAAGACGAAAATACACCATTTTAGGAGTTGATAACTTTGCAGATACCAAATCCATTAAGCGAAGAGGAACAAAAACAATTACTGATAAAGATAGCAGAAACGAAAGATAAAGCTCTTATTGATTATCTAATCGAACATAATTTGAAACTTGTTGATATTACTACATATAAATACCGGTTCTCTGGTATAGAGTACGATGATTTGTTTCAGATTGGATGTATCGGTCTGATAAACGCAGTAAATAAGTATGACATATCAAAAGGATACAGATTTTCTACGTATGCAATTCGATTAATTGAAAATGAAATTAATAAGCATTTGCAAACAATGAAGTATAAAAAACGCGATGATTCTTCCAATACTTCCTTATCTAACGTTGTATATAACAATTCAAATGATAAACCTATCACACTAGAGGACAGATTAGAATCAGATGTCAACATTGAAAAAGATTTTATCGCAAAAGAGGAAGTAAAACAGGCTTACAAAATCATAAGCAATATGGATGATATTGATAAAAAAATACTTTCTATGCATTTTGGAATTGGCTGTGAGAATAAATCACAACGAGCAATTGCAAAAGAACTTGGTTTATCTGGTAATGCAATAAACAGAAGAGTTAACACGAGAATTAACAGAATGAAACAATTTTTCAATGATAGCGTAATTGTTAGGGGGTGATAATATATGTCAGTGGTGAAGGTTGTTGGAACAGGAAGTAATGGAAACTGTTATGCTATTGTCGCAAAATGTGAAAAGTTAATTATCGAATGTGGAATGAAGCTGATTGATATAAAGAAAAAACTTGATTTTGATATTAGCGATATAGTTGGTTGTCTAATATCTCATTCCCACTTAGATTGACCACGCAAAATACATATCAGAATACCAACGGAACGGAATTACTTGTTACTCTTCGGACGAAACACATGATGAACTAAAGATAATCACAGGAGAGTTAACAAAAACAATGCAACCAGGCAAGGCTTATCACTTAGGTGGATTCACTGTACAGCCATTTGAGTTAGTACATGACGTTCATAACTTCGGTTACTACATTAAGCATAAAGAATTTGGAAAGCTGCTTTTTATCACAGATACCAAATACGTTCCACAGGATTTTAGTGGACTGAATGTAAATCATGTGCTGGTGGAATGCAATCACTCGAAAGAACTGGTAGACAGTTACCACTACTCACTTATGAAGAGGGTAAGAAACACTCACATGGAGCTAGAAACGTGTAAAAGTTTCATAGAGAGCATTAATAATGAAAACCTAACAAATATATGCTTAATACATTTAAGCGAAACTACAGGAGATTCAGATCTATTTAAAGATACAATCAGAAACGTAACAACTTCAAACGTGCTTGTTGCAAGCGGTGGAGTTGAGTTCGAAATAGGATTAGAACCATTTTAAGGAGGAAGTTATGTTAATCAAACACCAAGACGGATATTCGTTAATTAATTTAGACAACGTACAGGTAATTCAAACAAATGCATATGGAGAAATATTCGCTAATACGAATTCAGAAAATACTTTCATTGGCAAATACGAAACATTGAACCGCGCAAAAGAAGTTTTAGAAGAAATCCAGCAATGTTACAGAAATTACAAATCAGTTGACGGAATTAAACGAGTTAGCTACGCAGTATATAAAATGCCAGAGAAATAGGAGGGAAAAATCAAATGAGTTGTGAATACAAAACAAATGAAAAAACTTGCAATAAATGCGTTTGCAAGGATTGTAAACAAACTGAATATTGCAGAATGTTTTGGCTTTGTACTGCAGATGAATGCAATAAAGGAAGAAGAAATGGATTATTAAAATGCGAACAAAGTTTAAATGACAAGAACTAGGAGGAATTATAAATGAATAAATTTATCGGAATTGGAAGATTGACAAAGGATGTAGAACTTAGATATTCACAAGGGGAAAACAGCACAGCAGTGGCAAGATACACGTTAGCTGTAGACAGAAAAGGGAAAAACAATACAACAGCAGATTTTATTCCATGTATCGCATTTGGAAAAAGCGGAGAATTTGCAGCGAATTACTTCAAAAAAGGAATGAAAGTTGCGATCGTAGGTCATTTACAATCTGGAAGTTACGAAAACAAAGAAGGAAACAGGGTGTTTACTTTAGATGTAATCGTGGATGAACAAGAGTTTTGTGAAAGCAAGAAGACAGAAGAACAAGGAATGACTTCAAAACCAACACCTAGCCAAGCGGCTGGAGATGGTTTTATGTATGGTCCAGACACTATTGACGACTCTGAAATTCCTTTTGCTTAAGGAGGTAACACATGCTATTCATATTAGAAGATAAAGGAAACAAGGAATCAAAACACACGATAAAGCACAAATGGTTCAATGAAAATGGAATCGGTATCGTTCGTTATCCATTGCCAGTAGGTGATTACATATTGATGAATGAAAAAGTACAGGATGTGATTTTAAGAAAAGAAAACAGAGGATTAGATGTAAAGAAAATGGATCTACTCGGTACACATTCTGTTAGCGTAGATACAAAAGAACACATACAGGAACTAATCGGCAATGTTTGTGGAAAATCTCATTCAAGATTCAGAGACGAACTTATTCTTGCAATGAATAATAACATCAAGCTTTATGTTCTTGTTGAAAACGAAGATGGTGTGGGTTGTATTAATGACTTGTTTAAATGGCAGAATCCTAGGATGCACCGATACAACAAAATCAAATATATGCATTCTTTAGGGAAGTGGAGCAATATCGATTTGCCAAAATCTCAACCAACATCAGGGCAGACGTTAGCAAAAGCATTATTAACGATGGAAAATAAGTATGGAGCGAAATTCTTGTTTTGCAAGCCACAGGAAAGTGCAGAAAGAATTATTGAATTGTTAGGAGAACAGTCATGAGAAATTATGAAGTAATCGCAGTAGACTTTGACGGAACTCTTTGCTCAAACAAATGGCCAGAGATTGGCGAACCAAATACAAAACTAATCGAAGAACTTATTCGGTATCGGCTACAAGGAAACAAATTAATCCTTTGGACTTGCAGATGCGGTGAACGATTAGAAGAAGCTATCAGATGGTGTAAGTATTACGGACTTGAATTTGATTCTGTAAACGACAATTTGCCGGAACTTGTAAAACTATTCGGTAACAATTGCAGAAAAGTGAATGCAGACAAATACATTGACGATAAGAATTGCTTCAAGTATAGCGTTCCGTTTGAAGAGGAGGAGTAATATGATTGTTTTTTTAGTATTAGTACTTTTGATAATTAACATACTTGAGGCATTCGTTAACTTATACGAAATGAAAATAAGAAAATTAAAATATCACGAAGGAAGAGTATCTATGTTAACCGATGTTTATGACATATTGATTAACGAAGAGCCGGAAAACTTCTTAAATTCATTAAATAAATTAGCTGATAAAGAAATAGGTGAGTAATTTATGGATGGTTATGCAATTGCAATTATTGTAGCAATGGTTTGTTTTATTAGAGAACAAATTATCAGAATCAAATTTAAGAATGGTTCATTCCATGCAGGATATAGAAAATGCTTAAACGACATTGCTGATATCAATAATGAATGCGCAAAAAGCGTTTATCATTTGTCGTTTTTAACGAAAGAGTAATTAGACTTTTAAAAGACAACGGTTTTTCAGAAGATTAACACTAAATTAAATAAAGGTGGTGATGAAAATAGATTTCCTAGAGAAACCACCAATCAACAATTTTGGTGATTCGATTGCAGCAGAGCAAGGGATCATCGGATGTATCCTAATGGACAACAGCTGTATCGAATCCATATACGGTGAATTACTTCCAGAACATTTTTATGGAACGTTAAATCAAAAAATTTATAAAGCTTGTTTAAATCTATACAACAATGGAGAAAGCATAAATTTGTCGTCGTTATCGCTTCAACTAGAAGATAAAGACCACAAGCAATATACGATGCAAGATATAGTAAGAACATTCGTTAATACTTCCTCCATTTCAGATATTCACTCGTATGTAAATGTAATCAAGATAAACTGGAAGAAAAGAAGATTAGGAGACATCATGAGCCGAGCTCCAGACATCTTAGCAAGGGATGTAGATTCTGGTATAAGCAAAATGCTGCTTGAACTAACAGAACTTCAGAAAGAGCAAGAACATGGTTCCAAAACTATAAGAGAAATACTTCAAGAAAACAGGCACAAATACTTCAATCGTAATTACAATCCAAAGTATTTATACATAGGAATAGATCACGCAGATGCATTAATGGGAGGCATCGAAAACGGAGACGTAGTGTGTGTAGCAGCAAGACCCGGAGTTGGTAAATCAGCATTTGTAACACAGATTGTTTGTAATGTGGCATCACAAGGTAAAAAGACGATATACTACAATCTCGAGATGGAAAACAAGCAGATACTCGACCGTGTCATTGCTCATTTATCAGGAATCAGCATGACTAGATTGAAACACGCAAAAGAGTTTGAGAGTGCAGAGGAAGAACGAAGTTTTAATGAAACAGCAGATTTAATAGAAAAAAATGAATTATTAATCATCAACGATAAAGGCTCAAAAACAGTACTAGACATTAGAAACGAATGTAAATACATGGATAACTTAGGATTAATCGTAATCGACTATATACAGTTAATGAAATCAGATAAAGCGTATGGTAATCGTACGCAAGAAGTTGGTGAAATTAGTAAGGCTATTAAGAGATTGGCAAAAGAGCTGCACATACCAATCATCATACTAAGTCAGTTAAACCGTGCAGTAGAAGGAAGAGCAGTAAAAGAACCTGTCCTATCTGATTTAAGAGAAGCAGGAGATATTGAACAGGATTGTTCCATTGTAGCTTTTCTATGGAACATCGACGAGAACAAAAGAGATGAAAAAGGATTTAAGGTTGAAAAGAACCGCCAAGGGAAACATGGAAAATCGAAATTGTTTTTCAACGGTGCTTTGATGAATTTCAGCGATATAAGCGAGGAACCTCTAGAATTTGATGATTCTATTAACATAGACGAAAATGAAATAACACCATTTGATGACTAGGAGCGTGTTTTAATGGTTAAAAATGAAGAAATTCAAACAGAATTTAACACGTTCATGCAAGTATGGAAGTTTTACAAGAAGTGGTATGGAGTTACAAACTATGATGGCGGTGATTGGAATAAAGTGATTCATGATGCACACAAAATTGCATTAGAGTTTGAAAACTCCGTACTGGTACAGAACTTGTTACATACGTGCATTACAGATTTAGAACGTGTCAGCAGAGAATTATATAGAAAGGAGAATAATTTATGAGGAGAGCTTCTTTTACAGTAACAGACACTTGGAACGGTGAGGTATACGATAATTTATCAGCTATGGAAGTAATGACATTAACTAGTATTACAAGAAATTATCTTCAAAGAATTACAAACACAGGAAAGCAAATTAGAAGAAGATATTTGATAGAAGGAGACGTAAACGATGTTAAGCCACAATGTGGAGCAACAGTATCAGGAACGGTTTTCCGCGAGAATGACGTTATTGAATGGAACAATATGAGAAAGGCAGCTGACTTAATTAAGCAAGGAAAGGCTAAGATTATCACTGCAAAAGATGGAAGAAAATATACAGTGTTGAAGGAGAATGTAGAATGACAGGAAATGAGTTATTTTTCGCAAAGGTAAAAGAAAACGCAATTATTCCAACTAAGTCAAGTGAGAACGCAGGATATGATCTATATGCTTGTTTTGACGAAGATGTAATTTATATAGCACCTCTAGAAACAAAAATGATTCCAACAGGAATTGCAACTGCTATGTCAAATGATTGGTATATGCAAATACAAGAAAGAGGCAGCACAGGAAGCAAAGGTATCAAATACGGTGCAGGTGTAATTGACAGTGGATATCGTGGTGAATGGTTTGTTCCGATTACGAATTGCACATGTAAATTATTAGCGATTACAGATAAGACGTTTGATGAAATTAGAGAACTAGATGGACAATATGTTGTGCATAATAAAGTTTGCTATAACAAGAACGGAATTTTATTTTATCCAAAATCTAAAGCAATCGCTCAAGCAGTTGTTCTTCCAGTTCCCAAAATGGATGTAAAAGAAATTTCTTATGATGAATTACTAAAAATCAAATCAAGTCGTGGTACAGGAGCATTAGGCAGTAGTGGAAAGTAGGTGAAACGTTTGAGCAAACGTGCAAACAAGAAGAACCGGGTTAAAGTTGTATTGAAGCCACAGAAGAATGATGTTTATAAAATTGTACAAGGAAAGAAGCAATGAGTATGGATGAACCGTTTAAACAAAATTGTAGTAATTGCGCTAATTTGGACAGGTCAAGAAAACGGCAAGTAGGAATCTGTTATCAGTACGGATGCAAAAGCAAACACACATATTATTTTAGCGAATATAACACAGGATGGATTCCTTGTTGGATTGGAAACGACGACTTGCTGGAAGATTGCTTTTGCGGTAAGTGGTGGCAACCCATAATAAAAAATGCACATCAAATTAGTATTGATGAATGGTTAGGAGCGTGAAAAATGAAAACAGAATTATTTAATGATAATTTTCAAAACTTCAAGCGATATGGTATACCAAAAGCTCAATTAGTAATAGCTGATATACCGTACAATATTGGAAATAATTTTTATGGTTCTAATCCAATGTGGTATGTTGGAGGAGATAACAAGAATGGTGAAAGTAAATTAGCTAAGAAAGCAGCATTTAATACAGACTTTAATTTTAACATTGCCGAATATTTTCATTTTTGTAATAGGCTTTTAAAAAAAGAACCAGATAAAAGTAATGGTAGAGGGAAAAGTTCAGATGCTCCATGTATGATTGTATTTTGTTCGTTTGAACAAATTCAGACAGTAATAAAATATGCTGAAAAGTATGGATTCAAACATAACATTCCATTAATATTTTGCAAAAACTATTCTCCTCAAGTGTTAAAAGCAAACATGAGAGTATGCGGTGCTACTGAATATGCATTAGTTCTTTACAGAAACAAATTACCTAAATTCAGAAATAATGGCCATATGGTATTTAATTGGTTTGAATGGAAAAGAGATAGCCAAAAAGAATATCCGAAGATTCATCCAGCACAAAAACCAGTGAATGTGATTAAAAAATTGGTAGAAATTTTTACAGATGAAGGAGATGTAGTAATTGATCCTTGCGCCGGAAGCGGTTCAACGTTAAGAGCTTGTATGGAATTAAATAGAAATTCATATGGATTTGAAATTTCTAAGGAATTTTACAAAAGAGCAAAAGAAGAAATGCTTAATTATTCTTCAAATCAATTAACAATAGATAGTTGGTTAGGAGGAAAATAATGAAATCAAAACAAGGTCTTACATACAAGTCTACAAAAGATGATAAACCGAATTTACTACCTTACAAATATGGATTTATCGAACAGGTAGTGTTGCCAGTTAAAGTTGTGAATGGATGTGTTAGTACAGTAAGAGATAAGTAATTGCCTATATAACAATCATAATTCACTCAAATAAGGTCTTAAAACCACTTATACGATAAAGTGTAAGGCTAAGCACGAAAGATGGCTTAAAAACGATTTTAAGGAGGTTGTGTTATGACGGAACAAGAGGCAATAAAACACTTGTTAGACATTTCTAGTGATATGCCTAGTATGGAATGTAAATATTGGATTGAATCAATTAAACTGGCGATCGCAGCACTTGAGAAGCAGATTACTAAGAAACCTAATAAAAAAATGATGTTATGCGAAGGAACATATATAGGGCATTGTCCAACATGTAACGAGGGAATCAATTCAGAGCTTCTATACTGTTGTACGTGTGGTCAAAAAATAGATTGGGAGGAATAAGAATGAGATTAATAGATGCTGACAAATTAAAGGAAGAACTAGATTGTTGGGCTAGAGTTGTTAAAAAACCGAATTTATATAGTCGTGATGATGCTATTTATATTATTGAATCACAGCCAACAGTAAATCAGTGGATTCCAGTAAGTGAGAGATTGCCAGAGTGTGAAGAAGAAGTATGGATTCAGACAGAAAAAGGGACTGTGACAACGGCAATGTATGAAGATGGAACAATGGAAGAGGATGACAGTGTTTGGAATTGGAATGATATTGATTATAACTACGATGATGAAAACGATATTCGCTATATACCGGAAGGATGGTGGGAGTACAAACATTTTGCTCCAGACGATGTTTATAATTACGCAGTCGATGAAAAAGTAGTTGCGTGGATGAGTAAGCCAGAACCATACAAGGAGGAAGAATAATGGATAAATCCGATAAGATGATACAGGCTGTTCAGGAACGTATTGATTCTAATAAATCATGTTTAGAACAAGCAAAATTAAATTATAGATATTACGATCAATCGTATCTTGAAAAAATTATTTTTGAGGATAATGTTTTACTAGACATATTAAAAGAAGTGATGGAGGATGAAAAATGTTAAAAATAGGGCAACGCTGCAAAGTAGTAGAGCTTGAACCATTGGATGAAGAGGATTTAGTGATCGGAGTTGGAGAAACTTGCACAGTACGTAAAATCCTACGAGTTGAACCAGACGAACGAGATAATCTATACGCCGTGACATTCTTTCGTGATGTGAGACGTAAACCGTTGAATGTGCAGTTTGATGGATTCTATGAGGATTTTTATCCGATTTATGGATGGCAGCTAGAACAAATTAAATAATAAAAAACATGAAAGGAGTAAGAGGTTTGGTCGACCACTAAAGATGTCTTTACTCTAAGTAATGAAAATGAGAGTTTTAAGTTTATTTGATGGAATTAGTTGTGGAAGAGTTGCTTTAGAAAAAGCAGGAATTAAAGTTGAAAAATATTATGCGAGTGAAATTGATAAGTATGCAATTAGCATCACTCAAAAGAATTATCCAGACACAATTCAGTTAGGAGATATTACACAGATTACAGAGAAGATGCTGGACGAGTTGGGGAAAATTGATATTGTTATGGGTGGTAGTCCTTGCCAAGATCTAAGTAATTATAAGTATGATAGAGGCGAAGTTACAGGTCTACGTGGCGAAAAAAGTGGATTGTTCTACGATTACATAAGGATATTGAGATATCTTAAACCAAAATATTTTCTGTTAGAGAATGTAGCTAGTATGGAAGATAGATGGAAAGATTTAATGTCTGAAATTATAGGAGTTCAGCCTATAATGATAAATTCCGCATTAGTATGTGCAGCTGAAAGAAAACGTTTATATTGGACAAATATTCCGAACGTAACACAACCAACGAATAAAAATATAATGCTAAAAGATATTGTGTTGCCAAGTGACAAAGTAGATAAAAAATATTGGTATGGAGACAAATATCCGATAACAATACATGGCGGAGATATAAAGGTAAAAGCAACAATTCATTTAAACGGACACAGACAAGCAAAGGAAGTATATAGTTTGAACTACAAATGCAATACGCTTTTGTGTGACGGAAACGGAGGGAACCTTGTAAAAAAAGTTTTGCAAGAAGGCAAGTGCAGAAAATTAACACCGTTGGAATATGAGAGGTTACAAACTCTACCAGATAAATACACTGATTGTGTTTCAGACAGTCGTAGATATTCTGCAATAGGAAACGGGTGGACGGTAGACGTAATAGCACACATTTTAAAGAATATAAAGTGATCAACTATTATAAGGATATTAGCTAGAACCTATCGTGTAACATCACAGAATCACCATACAGCGATTTTAAAAGTACATATGATAATTACCTAGGGCAAGGTGAAAAAGTTGCTTAAAATCAAAAATATGAATCAAGAAAGGTGAATGAATTATGAAAAAATTAGTAGCATTAGTAGCAATGGTTAGTTTATTAGGAGCAAATGTAACAGTATTAGCAGCTGAGGAACCACAATTATATTACGATGAAAACGGTGAGGAATGTTACACAACGGTTGAGATAACAGAGGAAGAAGAAGCGGAAGAAACAGAATATGAAGAAGATAATGATGGATTCCTTTATTTTAAAGACTGTGGTTGCGCAGTATATGAAGACGAAGAAGTATTTTGTCCAGAATGTGATCCAGACTACATCGAAGAGTCAGAAGAGGATATTGAAACTGACGAAGAATTACTAGAAATGCCAAGCGACGAAGAGGATGAAACTTTCCTGTATGAGAAACCATGCGGATGTATGGTATATACTGATATTGAGACTTTTTGTGATGAATGTGATCCAGAATATGAAGAAGATGTAGAGGAATCATCTGATGACTTTGAAGAAGTGGAAGAGCATGTTGAAGAAAATGTGAAATATGTGGAAGAAGTTGATGTAGTAGAAGTTGCAGCAAATACTAAAGGTTACGAAAATGAACAAAAATTATTTGAAAATAGTTTCGGAAAGGAGAATTAATATGACATATTATGAAGTTTTAGATGTTATTCGTAAAGCTGCTATAGCACACGCAAAAATGCCAGAGTATGCTAGAAAAAAATCATGGTACTTTGGTGCTCCAGAATATACAGTACAGGCTATCACAAATGTTCCTTTAGGTATCTGGAAACGCCATTTATCAAAAGAAGTATTTAATAAATACGTAACGGTAGTAAATGACGAGTTTGTTATTTGGAATTGGACAAAATAGATAGTACATATCGGATAAAACATGAAAGCACGGAAGATAAGAAAATTAAATAAAATTTGAAAGGAATGATCTAAATGAAAATTAAAGGATTTGATAAAAACTTACGTTGTAGAGGTTTTCAATTTGAGATTGGTAAAGAGTATAAGATTGATTCAAAAAAACTAGAACTTTGTAGTGATAAAGTTTTTCATTATTGTGACACGTTACGTAATGTACATGATTTTTATCCTGTTACTAGTAATAATCGTTACTGCGAAATTGAAGTTTTGGGAGAAGAAATCCACGATGATAATTATAAAAAGTTTGGTAGTAACCATATCAAGATTGTAAGAGAGATAACTGGAGAAGAGCTTGATTATTTAAAAGGATTACATTCTGGAAATACTGGATTGTTCAACACAGGAAACAGAAACACAGGAAACTACAACACAGGATACTACAACACAGGAAACAGAAACACAGGATACTTCAACACAGGAAACAGCAACACAGGAGACAGCAACACAGGAAACTTCAACACAGGATACTACAACACAGGATACAGAAACACAGGAGACAGCAACACAGGAAACAGAAACACAGGAGATTTCAACATAGGAGACTACAACACAGGAGACTACAACACAGGATACAGAAACACAGGAGACAGCAACACAGGATACTACAACACAGGAGATTTCAACATAGGAGACTACAACACAGGATGTTTTAATACAAAAAACTCAAAAATTAAGATGTTTAATAAGGATTCGGATATTACTTATATGGATTGGTTAAATTCAGAAGCAAGAAGTATTATGGATAGAATATGTTTTGAGACAGTTGAGTGGATTGCTGCGTCAGGAATGACAGAAGAAGAAAAGAAAAAATATCCATCATATAAAACAACTGGAGGATATCTTAGAAAACGTGATACTTCTGAATGCTATAAAGAATGGTGGGAAGATCTTACGGATGAAGAAAAGGATATTATTAAAGACATTCCTAACTTTGACGTAGATATTTTCAAAGAAATTACTGGAATTGATGTAGAACAGTAAATAGTATTGTATGCAAATGATTAATGGCTTAAAGCACGGAAGATAAAAATAGTTAGAAAATTGGTGATTTAGTTGATGAATTGGAGGAAACGAAAAATGTTAGTGAATAAAATAGAATGCTTTTATGAAGTTGATGCTGGAGAAGGATTTGCATTCGACAAGGAAGGGAATAAATGCCCTGCGTATGTTGAATATGGATTTGAACTTGGATGTTATAAAGAAGTAACAGAAGAACAAGTAATGGAATTTACTGAAAAGATGCGAGAAGACGTAGCTAATATGTTAAAAGCATTTCCAGGACATTTAACTTCAATTACAAAGGAAGAGTACGTAGAGAAAGTAGGAGAAAGTGAAGAAGATTAGTCAACTATACAGTAAATTAGCAAACAGGAGGTAGTCAAATGAAAATCGTCAAACACAACACAACTGATCCATCCAAGGATTACATAGTAGACGGACTAAGCAGGATTCCAGATGAATGGCTGGCAGATGCGATTTGTAAGGATTTGAATAAAGAGAATACTAATAACGATTGGTATTATAGTGTGGAGGTGGAATAAATGATTATAGCATTGTGTATTATCGTATGGTTACTATGTGGATGGGTATCGTGTTTTGCTGCTACTAGGGAAAATACATATATTGATATAAAAGAATATGTTGGAACAACTATATTAATGTTTATACTTGGGCCTATTTCTTGCGTTATTGTACTTATTATATTAATTAAAAACACAGATTTTCTAGCAAAATTTCTATGCAAGATTTTATTTATTAAGTGGGAGGATGATAAGTAAATGCATAAAAAATACAACCCACACCAGTTAAAACAGAAAGGACTAACACCAATAGAGCAGTTAAAGATTAAAGAAATGGTTAGAAAACGTGAGCAGGAAATGGTAAATGAAGTGTTTTTTCGCTTAATGGTGATTCCAACAATGCAACTTGCAGAAGAAGAATGGAGTAAATCTCCACGAGCAAAGTTTATTCGGTACATATCAAAGATGATGATTTTAAATGAACAGTTAGAAGATGAATATTCTCTGAAAGATGCAGATGCTTATTGCAATGACAAGTTCGGATGTAGCTTCGGGTTTATGTTGAATGAAGCACATAAGTTGGCTTTTGGAAAAGAGATTGAAATAAAAGAAAAGTAATATTATAAGAGGTGTTGCCATGGCACCTCTTTTTATACTAGTAAGGGTGTGGATATTATGGATAAATCTGATTTATTGAAATACGCACTTGAGAATGATATGATTGATCTAGACAGTATTCAGAACAACATTATCATGAAAAAGAAAGAAAAATTTCTAGCCATGCACAAATATGCTATTTGGCAAGGAAAAAACGGAAAATGGTATACCACACTTCCAGACGAAACAAAAGGAAGAGTTTTGAAAAAAAGAACGACCAGAGAAAGTATTGAAGACTTGATTGTTGAGTATTATGAAACAAATGATGAAGAAACTAAAAGCCAGAAAAAAATTGATACGATGACGTTAGAATTGCTTTACGATGAATGGATTAAGTACAAAACACTTCATACGAACTCATCATCTTCAATTAGACGAATTAATGTTGATTGGAATGCATTCTATAAAAATGATTCAATTTCAAAAGTACAAATAAATAAACTCAGTAAAATATTTTTAGATGAATGGGCTCATTCAAAAATTAAGGAATATGATATGACTAAGACAAAATATTATAATATGTCACTCATATTGCGACAATCACTAGATTATGCAGTAGACTGTGAATATATTGATAGAAACATATTTAGAGACATCAAAGTTGACAAGATGATGTTTAAAGGTAAGAACAAATCAAATAACGGAAAAGAACAGGTGTTTTTAACAACTGAAGAACCAATTATAAAAGAATATTGCTACAAAATGCACGAAAAATATCCCATGTATACTACTTCTCTAGCAATTCTTTTAATGTTTGAATTAGGATGTAGAGTAGGAGAATTAGTTGCATTATGTAAAAGTGACATCAAAGGAAACTATATTAGCATATGCAAACAAGAAGTAACAGAATTTGATATTACAACAGATAAGTATAAGTATAACGGTACAAAAGTAGTTCCTTATACGAAAAAAGATTTTGGTAACAGAAAAGTGTTTTTAACAAGCAATGCAAGAATATTAATATCAAAAATTATTGACGCAAATAAAAAATATGGATATAAAGAAGATGATTACTTAATTTTAAATTCATACGGAAGAACACACAGCAGAACTGTTAATAAACGTCTTACTGATTATTGTGAAAAAGCAGGTATAGATAAAAAATCTTCTCATAAGATTCGTAAGACTTATGTCTCAAAACTGATTGATGCTAATGTAAATATAAGAACTGTTATGCAACAAGTTGGACATTTAAACGAGAAAACAACATATGGTAACTATTGTTTTGACCGTAGCATCGAGAAAGAGATAGAAAACAAGATAGAATCAGCGCTTTCATGATTGTTTACCTTTTTGTTTACCTGTAAATCTCATGCGTAAAAAAGTATTGATTTAGCTAATGTTTTTACTGATTAATTCGGGTTCAAGTCCCGCAGGCAGCTTAGAATAAACGTTTTAAAATAAAGCATTTTTACAATTACGAACTGTTTACCTTTGATTACCTAGAAAGGAGAAAGTTCTGATTACTGTTATAAACACTTTATCCACAAGATTTTAACAAGTATTTGTGGATAAAATACATAAATAAAGACAGCCATTTTCAGACTGCCTTTAACATTCTATCCAGTGTTGGTCTTGACACTTTTAATTCTTTTGCAAATTCTATCTTTGTTATCTTTCCAGTTTTATAAGATTGATAGCATCTATCAAACAATTCTTGATCTACTTCTTTTTTCTTTCCGCCTTTATATGTTCCGTTCTTCTTTGCTATTTCAATTCCTTCTCTTTGACGTTGACGGATTTTCTCACGTTCCAGCTGTGCTACATATGATAGTAATTGTAAAACAATATCACTGATAAGCTGCGCAGTCAAATCTTTATGATCCTCCGTGTTTAAAAGCGGCATATCCAGTACCTTAATATCAACCTTAAGCTCTTTGTTGATGTGTCTCCATTGTTCTATAATCTCCTCATAATTACGGCCTAGACGGTCGATAGAGTGGATTACTAATACATCACCTTCTTGTAATTCAGATATCATTTTTTGGTATGCTACACGTTCAAAATCCTTGCCTGATTTCTTATCGCTATAAATCATTTCTACACCGTCATTGTGTAATGCTTCTAATTGTCTATCTAAGTTTTGTTCAATTGTACTAACTCTTGCATATCCGATTCTCATATCCAACACTCCTTTTAAAAGAAAGCCACATATCTTTCGTGACGTAACAGGTGCTACTCGATTACTTAGCATCTACCACTTGTTTGTGGCTGTTATTTATTTCCATATTCTAATTATACACTTTAAAGTGTATAATGTCAACAGGATGATAGATGTATTTTTATAAAAAATAAATTTATTTTTTGATTGTGACACTATAACGTTTAAATGATATAATATACAGTGTAAGGAGGTGGAATGATGGAATTAACTACAATTGAAAAAATTAAAACTATTATGAGACGTAAAGGAATGACTAATACGGATCTAGCGAAAGCAACTAACCAAACTCCTCAGAATCTAAGCAACAAAATGTCTAGGGGAGATTTGAGAGAAAGCGAAATAAGAGAGTTTGCTGATTTTCTTGGATGCGATATTGAAATTAATTTTATAGATAGGAACGAATAGGAGGGTTTTAAAATGCAAAAATCAAGGTATGAAGAAATGAAGGATTTTACATTGGACGAAATGGCAGAATTTATTAATTGCATTATTGATGAACAAATTATAGATTACTTTTGTGCAACTGGTGATTGCAAGATTTGTGAGAATGAAGATTACACATGCCATGTTGACATTGAAGAGCTGCACGAATTAGATATGTTCGAAATTAATAAGAAGAGAAGATTACCTAAAGTTAAGGCTTTTCTAATGTCTCCGTTTGAAAATTAGCAGTATGGAGGTACTTATATGCCAAATAACAACTATTCAAAAATCTATCATTATTGGTATGAAGATGATGATGGACCTAAATTATCATTTAACGAATGCCATGTTTACGCATTAGTAAGATTATGCACATTCGAATACAATCAAGGATTTTGCAAATCCGAAAGATACATATCGGATCGTCTAAAGATAAGCATTAATACAGTCAGAAGATGTTTGAAAGTTTTGGAGTCAAAAGGGCTTGTTTCTATTTCTAAAAAAGGAGAACGCAAAACTACAATAATTAAGGCAGTTAGCAAAGACCATTTATACAAAGGTGTAAATGAGAAAATCTGTAGCAAAGTTGATACAGACCTTGAAAATAAGCTAAATGAGAAAATCTGTATCAATAATGATACAGATAATATCAATTCCGATACAGATGATATCAAAGTTGATACAGATAATGAGAATGAACATATCAAAGTTGATACAGATGAAATTACTGTAAATGAGAATGACTGTATCAAAACTGATACAGATGGTGTTGAAAATTCTAATCTGTATCAAAATGGATACAGAAGCAATAACAATGAAATCCAAAATGGAACAGATGAAGTCCAAAAAGGAACAGAAACTGTATCAACTTTGAATCAGAACTGTATCAACTTTGATAACAAGTATTATATAAATATAAAAGAAAGTATTATATATAATACAATAGCAAAAAAAATTTTTGAATTTTCAAACCCAAAAACAGAACAAGAAGAACAACAAATTATTTTTGAGTATTGCATGGTCCAATGTATTCTTAATCAAAATTTTAAAACGGACAATCCAGAACTAACTGAATTTTGCAAAGTATTCAGAAAAGAAAATGAAGCAAGGTTTGGAAGTGATTCAATTAAGAACACAATGAATTCTATAACTAATTATGATTGCAAGCAATCTGTAGAACATCTAAAGACAAATCTATTAACAGCTAAAGACAAACAATCAATTATTCGGTTCTATTATTTTGTTGACGAATATTTTGATTTAATTGAACAGGAAAAGCAAGCAATCAAGAATCGAGATGAAGAACTAAGAATTAAGGTATTTACAGATAGTGGGATGTCTAGAGAAGAAGCAATTGAATTTTTAAAGAAAGGTGAAGATGATGACCGAATCCGAATTGAAATCAATAATCAACAAGATTAGATCCGCATACAATCAAAATACATTTTGTACTGTTAACTCTGGGCAATATGAAATCTGGAAAGAGACAATGCGTAACTTTACATATGACGATATCGACAAGGCACTTGATAAACATATCCTTAAGGATAAATGGCCACCAAAGATTGCAGACCTAACATCAGGAATTAATGAAATTAAGAATGAAACAGATTCTAACGATTCCTACAAATACGTTTTTTATGAAAACATCGCCTGGAAATGTGCTGTAAATTCAAAAGGCCAGCCAGTAACTCCATCTGGAAGAGTAATGCCTGTTAACAGTAACGGATATTTGACAAAGCCGGAATTGTTCAGTAAATGCATCAATAGATTTAAGGAGAAGTATAAAAGACCGGAATAGTATCTGCAGCATCACAGAATCGCCAACAAGGCACTTGAAATACATAAAAGGATAACTTAATAGGATGGCAATATAAAATAGCTTAAAATTGATTTTAGGAGGTTGAGAACATGGAGACTATCAATCTGCATGATACAGTATATTTAGCTAGGCCACTGAAAAGTTGTAATCGTTGTGACGTGGTAGAATTAAAGGTTCGTACTCTTTTTGATGATTGTTTCGTAGGAGCAGAACCAACAACTCACCAAGCAATGATGATATTTTACAAGGATTCAGATAACAGAGTATTTCACAATCGCAGCAATGCTGTTAGTGTAGCGAAGGAACTGGAACAAAAGATTAGATTGGAGAACGCAGGGAAAGATTTTGGTGAAACGGAATATGAGGAGTATTGATTATGACAAATAGAGAATGGTTGAATGGCTTAAATGATGAAGCATTTTCTGCATATCTTGTGGAATATTATTGCTATGATGATGTACCTGAATGTTATAATATTCCAAATGGAGAAAGTTTTGATACATATGAACAAGCTAAAGAAGAATGTATTAAATGGTTAATGTCTCAAAAACAAGAAGATTAGAAAGGAGAATAACAATGAAAATATTTGAATTGGAGCCAGAGAGGGTTTATACGGATGGAACAAAGAAATACAAAGTAGATGAAAATGGAATACTTTATATCCACATAGAAGTAAGCGACAAATGGATACACAGTCATTCAAGCTATAATTCTATGATTGAGTCTGACTTCACTGAATACATTGAACCAGTTGACTGGAGTAATGTAAAAACAAATGATTTAATTGAAGTCAGTTATGATGGAGAAGAATGGTATTATAGATATTTTGCGACATATATAAATGGAACGGTATACACTTTTATGAATGGATTAAAATCAAAAGATCTGGTTTACTGGGATTACGCTAGACTAATTAATCAATAACATGACGGTGTGAGCACGCAGAATCGTCAAATAGCCATGTAACGCATCATTAGGCATAAGTTGTTAAGCTAAGACAGGAAAATCGAAAATAGAACGTTTGCAATACATTAGATAATGAGCCAATCGAGGCTCTTTTTTATTGTCACTTTATTCACATTTATGTGTGATACATGGACTATTTTACGTAATAATATAATATTACCTTCGGGGAGGTGTATTGATGGCTAGGAAAAAGAAAGAATTAGAGATTACTGAAATGGATGATATGACATATGAAGTTGACATTAAAAAGGAGTATGACAATAACCTTAATTCTATCCAGTGCTATATAGAAGATACGCTGATTGAAAAGCCTTTTCTAGATCCTAAAAAAACTACATGCTTCAATCTTATTATAACTAAGATAGGAATGCATTTTAGAGTGGATACGAAAGATATTAAAGAAATGAATAATAGATTTGAGTATTATATTTCTTTGTGTGCTGAATATGAACAGATACCAACAGAGGTTGGATTTGCGCAATTCCTAGGAATCCATCGCTCAACTTTTTGGGATTGGTGTAACAGGACAAAGAAATCCGATAGTTCGTACTCCGACTCGGTTAAAAAATGGAAGCAATTTTTTGAAGGAGAGCTTACAGATAGAACGATTTATGCCAACAATCCAGCAGGTTCAATATTCCTGCTTAAGAACAATCACGGATATTCAGATAAACAAGAGATAGAGGTAACACCGAAAGGAACGGATCTGGACGGAGTTGACCTAAACGATATTGCACGCAAGCTGCCAAAAGACATTCCAATTGACGTTGAATCTAAGGATGTAGATTTGTAGAAAAACCCTTATTTTATAGGCATTTCAAGCTATTGGACGAGCAAGAATGTAAAAACAGGGTAAGATGCCTTTACAAAGTAAAAGTGCACAATAGATAAATGTCGAAATAATGGCATAAAACAGATGGAAAGCCTGTACCAATGATGGGGGTGGGGGTCTGTTGAAAAAGGCCCCGGGGGTCTCTCTCAGCTCCCTTAAAAATTTTTCAAACAAAAAAAGGCCTTCCAGCCAAAAGACACAGTAAAAGGAGAATGAATGAAAAGCAAAATTTCAATCATAGGGGTAGAATATAAAATTATAGCAGACACATATGAAAACGAGAAATGTTACAAGAAAAGAAATATTAATGGATTTTGTGACGTTTACACCAAAGAAATACACTTTTTAAAACTAGATACAGTAGATTCCTGGAAACATGAACCAAAAGAAACAAAGACACAATGTGAAAACACGGCTATTCGGCATGAAATTGTACATGCGTTTCTATATGAGAGCGGGCTAAATCAAAATGCAATAACATATGGCGGTGCATGGAGCAGAAATGAAGAAATGGTTGATTGGTTAGCAATACAGATCACAAAAATCAACGAAGTGTATGAAGAATTAGATTTGCTGTGAGGAGTGATTCCGCTGCTAAAATTAAAATACTGCAATCACGATAATACCTGGCTACTATACAATACAGATAATCCTTTGTTACATACACATTGCAGACACAAGCGAGTGGCTCTAAAAATCAAGAAAGCAGTGGAACACAAAGAAGTTCCGGATACTAACGATAAACGTGTTATAGAGAGCTGCATGAGGCTAACACGGAATCGCAGATATCTGGAAATGTTGGAAGGAGCAATACATAATGTATAAAATCAAAAACCTAGAAGTTAAGACAAATCCATTAGAAGTATATGTTAATGGCGAAAAGCAAGATATATCCAATACCATGTCAATGGATATTCACATCGAGAAAGGAATCTTGACAATTAAAGAAAATGTAATTAAAACATATATGTTTTAGAGGTGAAAATATGAATAAAACACTGGAAACAATATACGACAACGTGGAACATCCTACCCATTATACACAGGGCGGAATCGAATGCATCGATGCTTTAAAAGCAGCTACAGTAGGAAAGACAGGAATCGAAGCGGTATGCGTGGCAAACGCAATAAAATACCTCTGGAGATATGAAAAAAAGAATGGCATCGAGGATGTGAAAAAAAGTAAATGGTACATAGAACGGTTACTGAAAGAAATGGAGGAAACTCAATGCTGAAGATATTGAAACGTTTTAGATGCGAACACAAATTCATGCCATACGAAACATATGTAGATGTGGGAAAAGATGGGCATAAGTACATCAAACACACATGGAAATGTACAAAATGTGGTAAAATCAAATAATTTTTGATATCTCTAACGGCCATGCAACAAGTTAACAGTTAATATTTATAGTATTTATGTCATATAAAATCTCCAATCGGCCGTTTTGATATAAATGCTCATCGTGTAGGGCGGATATGCAGTAAGCACGCATGCTTCGTATCGATGGTTCGAGTCCACCATGAGCAATCGACAAGTTAATATTTGAAAACCTCTCCTTTCATATTGAGGGCTATCTTGCCATAGATGGTCCTCTTTTAAAATTGAGATGGCGAGATATTGAGTGGTTGTTTATAAAAAAAAGATAATGAGTGTTATTGCAAATACACGAATAGGGAAAATATAGAATTTCAAAGTCACAAAATACAATACTGATCTCTGGTTTGGAACTCAAATCGGATTAGAACATAAATAGAACCAGTATTAGAAACCTAAAAATGCGGGAGGACAATGCATGGATTGGAAAGAAAAAGTACTGGAGATGAAAGCAGCTAACTATACCTGGGCGGAAATTGGAGAAGCAATTCAAAGCACTTTCCCAAGACTTACGATAGATCAACTAAAAGAGAAGGCAAGAAATTATTATAGGAGACAAGGAAAAGAAGAAGAGAAACAATCAGAAGAATTAAGACAAACCATAGAGTATAAAAATGACGGATCAACAACATTCCAAGGAATCATAAAACTAATGGATGGAGAACAAATCACTCCAGAAGCAATTATGAAGGCTCATAACTTAGATTCTAACAAATGGGATGTTATAACATATAAAACCAACTTCTGGCAAGCACAGAAGAAGGGCGGCAGCAAGATGTTACTATACCAAAGCAAAATTACAGTAAAACCAAAAACAACGAATGAAATCACATTTGAAATGATTGATAAATACTTCGACAACAAGGATTTTGCTAATATACCTATGAAAACGATCGCATCTAATTATTCAGAGGATGGAGAAATCATTGAAATCGACGTTGCAGACCTTCATGTTGGGGCATTATGTTACGGAAAAGAAGCAGGAGTTGACTATGATTTAAAGATTGCGATGGAATATTACTTCACAGCGATGAATGACATTGTAGAAAGATGCAAAAACAGGAAAATAAAGAAAATTGTGTTAATTACACTAGGAGATTTTATTCACATAGACAACGACATGAACACAACTGCTCATGGAACAAGACAAGATTGCGACTCTAGAATATCAAAAATCGTTGAAGTAGCTGAAGATATGCTCATTGACTCTATCACAATGTTAGGAAATATTGCTCCTGTGGAATATATCTATATTCGCGGCAATCACGATGCAACAAGCGGTTACATATTGGCAAGAAGTGTGAAAAATGCTTTCAGGAATGACCAAAATATTACATTTGATGTATCTCCTAATCCTATCAAACATCGGCTGTGGGGAAAGAACCTTGTAATGTGGCATCATGGAGATATGCCAAAAGGAAACCTGGATGACTTGGTGCAAAAACACGCAAGAGAGGACTTTGGCAAGTCAAAACGAGCAGAACTTCATACTGCACACTTACATGATCTAATCACTAGAACAAAATGTGCAACGGTAATTCGGACGATGCCGACTTTGTGCGAATCGACATCATGGGAACATCAACAAGGATATAAAAGTCCTGTAAAAGAGATTACAACATTTGTATGGAACGAAGAAAAAGGCCTAAGAGAAGAATGGCATAGCAGTCTATAGAGTGCCACGAGCACCGTAAATTAAGGGGTGATGAATCGTGGCAATATCTTATGATAATCAGAGAATTGTAAAATACATAATAACGCAAGATTTGGATGACTATAACAACCTATTGATTCTGTACAATGTGGCAAAGGCATCCAGAGAGGAAGATTTAGAGTACTGTCTTAAGATTGCAGAGAAAGTCAAACGATGTGCTGCAAGGAATGTATCAAAGGATATTAAGTTCTATGAAATGTATATTCAATGTTTGTTGTTTCGCGCTCCATATAAACTGGATGATTATATATTATATGTTGAACATAAGAGAGAACCAGAAAAACAATTCTATTTGCCAAGGAGAAGAGTTTTAAAGACATTAGTTGATGACTTGCAAGACCTAGCAGATGGAAAACTTTACTTTCTAAGTATATCTCTACCTCCTAGAATTGGAAAAAGTACTCTATGCATCTTCTTTATGACATGGATTATGGGAAAATATCCGGATGTTGCGAACGTAATGTCAGGTCATAGTGATAAACTTACAAAAGGATTTTATCAAGAACTACTAAGCATCATAGGAGATCCAGAAACATATTGTTGGAACGATGTTTTTCCAGATTGTAAATTAGTTGCTAATAACCAACAGGATGAAACAATTGACATTAATAGGAAAAAAAGATTCCCAACAATCACTTGCCGTTCAATGCTAGGTACATTAACAGGTGCGGTAGAAATTGGAAAGAACGGAATACTTTACCTTGATGATGCGATTGAAGATTTGGAGGAGTCATTAAATGTAGACCGTCTAGATAAAAAGTATGATGCATACCTTAACCAATTAAGAGACCGTATGAAAGACGGAGCAAAGGAATTACAGGTTGCTACGAGATGGAATGTTCTAGATATTATAGGTAGGGTCCAGTCACAATATGGAGATGATCCTAATTATAGATTCAGGGTAATTCCTGCATTGAATGAAAATGACGAGAGCAATTTTGATTATGACTACGGTGTTGGTTTTTCCACTGAATACTATCACAAAATGAGAAATGATATTGACGATGCGACTTGGTGGGCCAAGTATATGGGAAAACCGTATGTAAGAGAAGGCCTTCTGTTTCCGAAAGATGAACTTGATTATTACAACGGAATACTTCCAGTAGGAGAAGCGGATAGGATTGTATCAGTATGCGATGTCGCATTTGGCGGAGGAGATAGTTTATCAAGTCCAATTGCTTACATTTATGGAGAAGATGTTTATATCCATGATATTGTCTTTAATAAAGGCAACAAAGAAATTACAGAACCATTACTTGTAGGAAAATATATATCGAATAAAGTGCATCAGGCACAGTTTGAAGCAAATAACGGCGGCGAGTTCTATGCAGAAGATATTGACAGGATACTTAGAGAAAACAACTACAGAATGAATATAACAAGCAAAAGAGCAGACAACAAGACAAAGAAGATGGCGAGAATCATTCAGTTTGCTCCAGATATAAAGAAGTTCCATTTCAGAAATGATAAGGCAAGGGGCAAAGAATACGATAAGTTCATGGAAGAATTAACGATGATTGTAGTTGACCAAAAAGGTAATAAGCATGATGATAGCGCGGATAGCTTAAGAATGTTGGCTGAATTTGTTAGCGGTGGGTTATATGCAAGGGTAACATCAATGAAAAGACCATTTTAACATATGAAATCACAGGAGGTAAAAAAACATGACAAAAGCACAGTTGAAACAATACAAATACCTCGAGAAAGCAATTGAATCTGGGAAAAAGAAGATGGAACGGCTAAAAAACAAACCTCCTAAAATTGAATATGGAAAAGTGTACGGTTCATCTTCTAATTGGCCGTTTTGCGAACGTGGATTTACGGTAAGTGGACCAGGAGAAACGGACGGCAAGAAGTGGGAACAGGATATGAGAAGGCTTTACTTAATCACTAAAAATAACACTGAAAAATATGCAGAATTGAAACGAGACATAGAATATTTCATTGAAACCATCGAAGACCCTAGGGATAAATTTGTTATAGAAACTTATATAATTCAAGGTAAAACACAGGAAGAAGTATCGAGGGTTGCTAAGATAGACAGGAGTTATGTTTCTATAATTTTAGATAAATACATACAAAAGTAAAAGTTTCACACATTTCACAATCTAACATGATAAAATTAATATAGAGAAAGTATGTCTAGGTGCAATCGTCCGTTTGTTGCGCCTTTTTTAATGTTAAAAAAGGTGGTGAAATCATTGTATTACATTGATTTAAATGTTACAGGTCAAAAAATTACACTTATAAGCAAACCAGAAACAATTACATTTAGCAAAAATAAGATATATGCAAGATTCGAATTTGGTGAAGAATGGAAAGGTCAAACAAATACAGCAATCTTTACGAGTCGTGGTAAAAAATATAAGCAGCTTATTGTAGATAATCAGTGTAAAGTACCAATCGAAGTTCTTGATTATTTTATGTTTACTATAGGTGTGTTTGGCGGAGATTTGAATACAACAGTTAATGAAACTGTATTTATTGAACAATCTTGTTACGGCGAGTCTACGGATGCCGAAGTTCCAACACAAAATATCTACGAACAAATTATCTCTAAGATTGATTCACTACAAGCTGGAACAGTAACAGATGAACAAATTGCTACTGCTGTAGATAAATACTTAACAGAAAATCCTGTACAAGCAGGAATTACTGAAACAGAAATGAAAACATATGTTGATACTGCTATTGCAGCTATTGACCTTAGCGGTTATGCTACCGCTACACATACACATACTGAATATGCTAGTGTTAATCATACACACGCATATAGTGATATTACTGGAACTCCTACAATTCCTACTAAAGTAAGTGATTTAACAAATGATTCTAATTATCAAACAGCAGAGCAAGTATCTACTGCTATTGCTAATGCTTCTCTTAGTGGAGGGGATGTTGACTTAAGTGGATATGTTACTACTACTGCTATGAATACTGCTTTAAGTAATAAGGCAGATAGTACGCATACACATAGTTATAATGATTTAACAGATAAACCTACTATTACTAATGGTGTTGACGGACAAGATGGTACAGATGGAGTATCACCTACAGTAACATCTTCTAAAGTTGATGGTGTAACTACTCTTTCCATAACAGATGCTACACATACAGAAACAATTACTATTAATGATGGTACTAACGGTACTAATGGAACTAATGGTACAGACGGTACTAATGGCACAGATGGATTTAGTCCTATTGTTACTTCATCTAAAACTGGAAAGGTAACTACTGTAAATATTCAAGATGCTACACATACTGAAGTAATCACTATTAATGATGGGGAAGATGGGACAAGTGGTAGCGGTTCTTCGGATAGTAATATAGCTGATTGTTCATTAGTACAAACAATCTCTATTACAGAAGATACTCAAATGATATATCTACCAATAAATGAACTATATCAACAAGGATACAAATATTTTTTCATAGACTTATTTGCAAAGGGTTCTGTTAATGCAACTGGTACTGGTACAATAAGAATAGATGGATACTGTAATTATAGAGACACTGTAGATTATCAAACAAAAGGTGGATATGGTTCTTCAGCATATAAAACGGGACTAATAGGAAATGATACGTCTTTTGCAAAACATTTTTGTGCAATCAGAATAATTAGTAGCGACTTTTATTTTCTAGAATCAACAACCCAATTTTCTACTGGATGGCAGGTTATCGGAGGTGCTGCTAAACAAGTATTGCTATGCAGAAACTTTGCGGAATATAATCCAAGATATGGAACAGACACTCAGAATCCGTTTGGAGCGGGTACTCTTATACAAATTTATGCAAGGTAGGTGTTAATAAATGAAAAAATATGTAAATGGAGTCTATATTGAGATGACTCAAGAAGAAATTGACGAACTTAATGCGATAGAATATGTGCCAACAAAAGAGGAAGAATTACAGCAACAAATAGATGATTTAACGGCATGTTTACTTGAAATGTCAGAAATAGTATACCAATAGAAAGGATGTGTAACAATGATGGCGATGTTATGGGCAAATCAAATCATGTTAGGTAAGAAAACTTATGCACAAGTACCTAGATTACTTAAGGAACAAGTAAAAGAGATTTTAATTGATGCAGGATATGAAGAATTAGTTACCGAGTAACAGAATTAGAGCAGTAGGCTAATGCTTATTGCTTTTTTTAATATATACAAAAGTTTCACACTAATCACATTCCAATATGATATACTAATATTAGGAAAATTAGACATAAAAACACGAATTGTTAGCAATCTTGATAGTGAAGACAAGGTTGTATACTAGTTACTAACAAGGTGTTTGATATAAAGACATCCGTCATGCGCGGGTGTCTTTTTTATAAGGGAAAGAAAGGCGGTGCAATATGTATAGAGATATGCGTTGCGGAAAATGTGACCGTCTACTTGGGAAAGTCGCTGGAAATGCAGAAATTGTTTGTCCTAGATGCAATTCGTTAAACAAATATGATTTTGAAAAAAACAAAATTACATTTGAGACAAGATTACGAAAACAAAGCGAGCGAAAAACTCTAAGCGGAAAACGTTTTGAGTAAAAGGTAGGTGGTAAAGTGCTACGAGATTTTGAACAAATAAAAGGCAGAAAGACGATATATACAGACTATACGAAAGTAGATGAAACGAATGTAATAAAAGTTTTACGAGATTCATTAGCGGTACACGAAAGTAACAGACAAGAAATCCGTTTTCTTCTTAATTATGAAAAAGGAATACAGCCAATCCTTGAAAGAGAAAAAGATGTTAGACCAGAAATAAATATAAAGTTATCAGAAAATAATGCAGCAAAAATCGTTGATTTTAAGATTGGATATGAGTTCGGATCTCCTGTCACTTATGTTCAAAGAGCAAAAGAACAAATACCAGAATCTTCTGAATATGAAGATGACAAGAAAATCAGTTATTTAAATCAAATGCTTTATGAAGAGAACAAATCTTCAAAAGATATAGAACTTGCTAGATTTTTTAAAATCTGTGGTGTTGGTTACAGACTGATTAGACCCAAAAAAGATGTTGAGGATACTTCGGTATTTGACATAGCAGTATTGAATCCGTTGACAACATTTGTAGTTCGTTCTAATGACATTTACAGAAAAGTAGTGATGTCATGTACTTATTCAATAAAGGATAACGGAGAAACGTTATACGGATGTTATACAGATGATTCTTATTATGAAATCTTGAATACTGTAAAAATTGTAAACGGAGAACCATCTAAAAACAAAGAAGATTCAAAATGGGAAATTCAAAATGGATATGGGAAAGGTGTAAAAATTATTCCTGCAATTAACCCTATTGTTGAGTATGTTAACGATTATGACAGAATGGGCTGCTTTGAAAAAGTAATATCAATTCTAGATAGAATTAATGAAATCAACTCAGATAGAGCAAACGACATTGCGCAACACGTTCAATCATTCCTATGGCTAAATAACTGTGAGCTTGAGGAAGGAGACACGATTAAACCTGGCGGTTTAATTATGACTAAATCTCCTAATAATGGTGTACAAGCAAATATTAAGTATCTGAATGATGTGTTAAATCAGACAGAGGTTCAAACATATGTAGATTATTTGCAAGAACAAGCAATGCAGATTAGTGGGTGTCCAACCAAAACAGATACAGGCGGTGGTTCGACTGGAAGTGCGATGAATCTTTCCACTGGATACCAAACAGCAGAATCTCTTGCAAAAGCATCCGAAACGATTTTTGAACGATCCGAGCGAAAATCAATTAAGATAATGCTAAAAATTATTGAAAATTCGGATGATGTAGATGAAAGCTTAAAGGGATTAAAAATAGGTGATATCTTAGTTAAGTTCAGTAGAAATAAAACTTATGACTTAGCAACTAAGTGCAATGCTTTAAACACTCTTCTTAATGCTGGAATATATGGATTAAGAGCAATTGAAACAGTTGGTTTATTTACTGATCCAGAGCAATGCTGGCAAGACAGTAGAGAAATAATTGAAAAAATACAGAAGAAAAATTCAGAATCAAATCAAAACAAACAACTGAATACAGGACTGCAAGATATGTCTAGCCAAACATCAAAGGTTAGCAATGTAGACGAAGGAGTTTGAAAGGCATTCGTTAGCGCAAACGGATGTCTTTTTATTATGCAATAAATCATGTCAGAGAAGACTATAAAACGCAAAGAGCAATGAAACTAAAAACCGCAAGAGAATGCGGGATATAAGTGTCGCAAGGAGGAAAAACAATATGAAAAAAAATGACTTGATGAAATACGACTTACAATTTTTTGCGGAAGAGCCTGAACCTAATCAGGAGCCAGAACCAGCACAAGAACCACAGCTTACGGTTGAAGAGCAACTTACGCATTTGATGGCAGAATCAAAAAAATGGAAGGCTCAATTTGATAAGGCATCAGCCGAAGCGGCAAATTACAAAAAACAATATCGTGAGACATTAAGCCAAAAAGAACAAATGGATCTAGAAAAGGCTGAACGAGATGCAGCAATGCAGACAGAATTTAACGATATGAAGAAACAACTTGCAATTATCGGACTAGAAAAGAACTTCTTGAACCTTGGATATGATGAAAAAACAGCAAACAAAGCAGCAAACGCACAGTTCGAAGGCGATACAGATGAATTATTCAAAATTCAACAAACTTTTCTTTCAGCAAGAGACAGCAAGTTAAAAGCAGAATGGATGAAATCTCAACCAATCCCTCCGTCTGGAAATGGTGAGTATGGAAATGTTACAAAAGAACAATTCGAGCAAATGAGCTATCTGGAAAGATGCGAATTGTATGAGAAAGACCGCGAAACTTATAACAAATTAAATTCCTAATAAATGGAGGTATGAACTATGGCAACAGTTAGTACAGCAAACGGAACCTATTTAGCATCATTATTTAACCCACAAGTTGTTGGGGATATGATTGATAAAAAATTAATTGACTTAATCAAATTTGCGCCTTTAGCGAAAATTGATACTAATCTTGAAGGAAGACCAGGTAATACAATTACACTTCCATACTTTAATTACATTGGTGATGCAACAGAGGTGGCAGAAGGAAATGATATTACAGTTTCTAAACTTACTGAAAGCACGACTACAGTAACAATCAGCAAAATCGGTAAAGGCGTACAGATTACTGACGAAGCTGTTTTATCTGGCTATGGAGATCCAATCGGGGAATCTGTAAAGCAAATTGCTATGTCTATGGCATCTAAAGTAGATAATGATTGCCAAACAGCACTTGCAGGAAATACAACAAACGTTCACACAATCACAGCAGCATTAACTGCTGATGATATTGCAGATGCTTTAGTGAAATTTGGTGAAGATATCGAAGGATCAAAAGTAATCTTAATTGATCCAACAGCGTATGCAACTCTTAGAAAAGCAGATGATTGGTTACCAGCCTCTGAAATTGCCGCAGAAACAATTATGCGCGGTACAGTAGGTATGATTCACGGATGCCAAGTTGTAGTGACAAATCGAATCAAGGGAACTACTGAATCAACTAAAACAACAACTAATTTCTTCATCGTAAAACCAGGAGCATTAGCTATCTACTTAAAGAGAGATGTTATGGTAGAAACAGATAGAGATATCATCAATAAATCTACTGTAATCACAGCAGACAAACATTTTGCTACATATCTGTATGACCCATCAAAAGCAATCAAGATCGTTCAAGAAATTACAGCTTAATTATGGGGATGATGATTCGTAGACACGAAAGCATTCGTAAAGAGCTTCTAGAAAGCCTAGAAGCTTCTTCTAATGTTGCTTCGGAAGGAATGGTTGAGAATCCAGAGGTTGAAGAAACCAAAATATACACATCATCCGAATTGTCAGAAATGAAAGCTGGAGAAATAAAAAAGCTAGGCGCAGAACTTGGTTACAAGATTACTGCGGTTAAGCAGACAGATTGCATGAAACAATTTTTAGAACAGCAAAACAAATAGAGGTGATTAAGAGTGGGTGACTTGTTAGAAAACCTAAAACTTCTACTTGGAAAAGAGGACGATAATGAGAATCCACTACTTACTCTTTTCCTTACAAAAGCATCAAAAGTAGTAGCAAAGAGACGGTATCCTTTTGGATATGAAGATGCTCAATATCAAATATTGTTATCGCAATACGATGATGTGATACTCGATGTTGCTGTTTATTTGTATAACAAACAAGGAGCAGAGGGAGAAACTTCTCATTCTGAAAATGGTGTTGGTAGAAGTTATGAGTCTGCTGGAGTTCCTGAGAGTTATCTTGACGGAATCGTTCCTTGTTGTAAATGCTTTTAGAAAGATGGAGACGTGGCGAATGCCGCAAGGGTTATCGCTCTGTTATAATGCTAGGGGTTGGGGGCAAGAGTTGAAATGAGAAATTTAAAGAGAAATCAGCAGAAGATTTATTATAAATCATACGAAGGAAAAAGAGATATCATTGATGATAATGGATTTGAGACAGGAGAAAGCGAACCGATTTATTCTGAACCTATCGAAGTGATGATATCAATATCTGCAAGCAAAGGAGAAGCGACAGAACAACAATTTGGTACAAATATTGATTATGATAAAGTAATGATTACATTTGATAAGTCGGTAAAAATCGATGAATATTCAAAACTTTATGTTGATGTGATAGAAGAATCAAATGGAGTGATTACGGATGGAATGGAGCCAGATTACATTGTTAAGAAGGTAGCAAAAAGTCTTAACTCGATTTCTTATGCTATTCAGAAAGTAAACTAGGTGATTGATATGTCAAAAACAATTTCATTCAGTTTGTCAGAATCAAGCATTGAAAAAGCAAGGCAGCAACTTATTCAGTACAGAGATAATGTAAATAAGAAGGTAGAATTGCTTGTTAAGAGCCTAGTTGATAGAGGAGTTAAAGTAACACAAACCTCCATATCAACGATGGGAGCCGTTTATACTGGCGAATTACTTGGTTCTATACAAGGAGCATTCAATCCATCGACAGGAGTTGGAATGATCTATACGGATTGTCAATGGGCAAAATTCGTACTATTTGGTACGGGTATAAAAGCTAAAAATTCACCTAGTAAATATGCAAACATTGTTGGCTGGAAGTACGATGTAAATAATCACGGAGAAAACGGTTGGTGGTATTTCAAAGATGGCGAGTGGCATTGGTCAAACGGATTCCCGAGCAGAGATTTTTTTGATGGAACAATAAAGATGTTACATTCTGAACTTGGAGCAGAAGCAAGAAAAGTTTTTAAGTAGAGTGAATAATTGCAGGGTGAACTCCTGCTACTCTCCTTCCTGAAAGGAGAATTTAAAATGCAAATAGGAACAAAAATAAACAAATTAACATTAACAAGTGAACCTTTTATTGAAAACAGAAGAAAATATGGTATGTTTTTATGCGAATGTGGTGCAACTAAAAGAATTAGAATTGAAGCAGTTCAAAATGGTCATACAAAATCATGTGGATGTGCAAACAAAAACAAGTTTAGTCTTAAAAGTTCAGAGTATGAAAAACTATACAACACATGGGCAAATATGAAAAAAAGATGCTATGATGAAAATTCTCAGCGATATTACACATACGGAAAAAGAGGAATTAAAATGTGTCAGGAATGGAAAGAAAACTTTATATCATTTGCAGAATGGGCATTAAAAAATGGTTGGAAACCAGAAAAATCTATAGAAAGAATAAATGTAGATGATAATTATTCTCCAGAAAACTGCACATTTATTTCAATGAAAGAGCAAGCAAGAAATAAAACTAATTGCATTTTTATTATAATAGGGGAAGAAAAACGATGCTTATCAGAATGGTGTGAAATCAAAAATATTAATTATTTTTTAGTACATAGGAGATACCAAAGAGGAATACGAGATTCTGATTTACTATTCTATGATGGTGATTTAAGAGATATTAGAAAAGCAAGGAGGGCTTTTAGTTGATTGATGTTGAAAACTATATATTTGAACAGATAAAGGGAACTGTGGGAAGTGAAGCTAAAGGTTTTTCAACAACTAATAGTGAAACACCTCCTGAGTTTCCTTTTTTGTGTGTGGAACAAAAAGATAATCCAGAATACACACTTGCCAATGATTCTTCCGGCGAAGAAAACGCAATAAAACCGTTATTTGAAATTACTTGCTATACGAAAGACACAGGTAAAAAGACACAGGCAAAAAAGATAATGTCCATCGTTGCTCAAGAAATGAAAGAAAATGGATTTACGAGAATTTTTGGCCCACAAGAAATTGAGAACATATCAAATCCAACTATTTTCAGAATGGTTGCTAGATATCAAGCAGTTGTTGATAAAAACAATAAAATTTATTCTATTTAGGAGGTCGTATTTATGAATACAAGTAAAACCTATTTGATGTATAAATCATCCACATCCGCAAGCGCATATGAAAAATTATGCGATATTACATCTTATCCAGATTTATTAACTGCACCAGGGAAACTGGATGCCACAACTCTGTCTCATACACAACACGTTTATGAAGCAGATATCGCAGATCAAGCAGACTTAACGTTTGGTGTATTATATCTTAAAGCAGATATGACTAAAATTCAAGCATTGCAAGGTCAAGCATTACCATATGCAGTATACTTTGGTAAAGATGGAGAAGATGGTATCTTCGAATGGACAGGTGACATCTTTGTAAGCCCAAAAGGTGGCGGAGTTGGCGAACTTCGTACAGGTGAAATCACTTGCTACCCATCTACAGAAATCGCATTTAGCTAATAGATGAAAGGAGAAGTTCATATGAAACTCGAATTAAACGGTAAAAGTTATGCAGTTAAAGAAAAGGTAGACTTCGGATATCTTTATATGCTGAACGAAAGATTAAAGAAAGTTAATAGCAACTTTGTGAAACATACTGCTGGTATTATGGATGGAAATATGCTCGAATACATAGTAAATGCCGGAGTAATGATTACAGGAAAAACTCTTGACGAGTTCAACGAGGAACTTGATACATTTATTGAAAAAGGTGGAGATTTTGCAGAATTATCCGAACAAGTAGCGGCTGTTATGAACTACATAACTTCGTCAGCTGCATTTGAGGGTTTTTTCAAAGCAGTCGTAAAGATGATGGAAAAGGGACAGGAAACCACGACTGCGGAGAAATAAAAGAAAAGAATATAGACTATTCAGATGTGGGAGATATTATCGATAAGGTGTATCTCCCACAAGCTTTATCTATAGGAGTTCCTTATGAAACGTTTTGGAATCTATCACCAAAGCGATTAGAGCCTTTTGTAGAGGCACATAAAAAGAAATTTGAACAGAGTAATCAGTTGGCATGGATTAACGGATTATATGTTGCTCATGCGATTGGTTCATGTTTTAGCAAAAGCAATAAATACCCTAGCAAACCGATTGATTTTAGCAAAAATAGTAATATAGAAGAATTATCAAATGCTGAAAAATTCAAAATGGTTGCTATGCAATTCAACAGAGGATTTAAGAAAAAGAGTGCCGAGAGCACCACATAGTAAGGTGGTGATTGTATGGAAGTTGACCGCTTGGAAGTCAAAGTGCAGGCGGAGGCAACAAAGGCAAACTCAGAACTAGACAAGTTAATATCGAAGTTGGATCAAGTCACTAGCTCATTGCGTAACACAAATTCTAGTGGATTAGCAAATATGGCGGCTGGAATACAAAAACTATCTACTGCAATGCAACAGATGAAAACAGTAGGTTCCGCAGATTTCAATCGGTTGTCTAAGAACATACAAAAGTTGTCCACTCTAGACAAGACAGGGATACAGAAAACAGCAACAGCAATTCGAGATATTACAAATGCAATCGGAAAAGCAAACGGAACCACAACAGGAGTAAGTCAGCTTAACGAATTAGCAAAGAGTATTTCAAAGCTTGGAGGAAAATCAGCGCAGAACGCGGCTACAAATATACCTCAAATATCAAAAGCATTAAAGCAGTTTATGCAAGAAATGTCAAAGGCTCCTAATGTATCTAAGAATGTTGTTAATATGACAAATGCACTTGCAAAACTATCTAGTCAAGGAAGTAAAGTAAAGAGTGCAGCATCGAGTATTAATTCAAGTCTAAATTCGTATTCAAATCAAGCAAAAAGTGCAACAGAGAGAACAAAAACGTTCGCTAGCGCATTAGCGAAACTTTACGCATCATTTTGGGCGATTCGTAAGGCTGCTGGGTACATTGGAAATTCAGTAGAGACTGCAATGGACTACATAGAAACAGTTGACTTGTTCAAAGTTGCAACTTCTAAGGTTGCAAGTAATGTTGATGATAGTACATGGAAAAAGCTTGGATATGATAGCGCACTTGCATATGAACAGGCATTTGTATCTGAAATAAGTGGTTTTGTTGAAAACATTACGGATAAAATTGGTATTTACGATGGCGATTTGATGAATTACAGTGCAATATTTGCTCAAATATCAAATGCTATGGGAAATACAACTGAGACAGCAAAGAATTTGTCCATGTCGTTTACAGCATTAGGCGAAGATATCGCATCGCTGTGGAACATGGATGTATCTACAGCAATGACAAAGTTACAGGCAGGGCTGACTGGCCAAGTTCGTCCGTTGCGTGAACTTGGAATCGATATCACACAAGCATCATTACAACAGACGGCTTATGCATACGGAATCAAAGACCTTGTATCTGATATGAGCCAAGCGGCAAAGATGCAGCTAAGATATTTAACTATAATGGAGCAGAGTAAAGTTGCTTGGGGAAACATGGCACTTACGATAGAAAGTCCGTCAAACCAGTTACGTATCTTAAAAGAACGGTTTAAAACACTTGCAAAAACAGTAGGTGCAGTGTTCATTCCAATTGTATCGAAAATTTTACCAGTTGTTAACGCGATTACTATTGCAATCACAAGAATGGTTCAAGCATTTGCAGCACTATTAGGAATCGAAATCGAGGATTATTCTGGTACGGTTGGATATGAACTAGATGATTCAGTCCTTGATGTGTATGATGATCTAGACGATACAACAAGCGGAGTTGCAGATAATACTAACGATGCAGCGGATGCAACTAAGAAAGCAGCGGCAGCAGCAAAAGAATGGAAGAATCAGTTACTTGGATTTGATGAAATTAATAAGTTAACAGAACAAACTTCAAGTGATTCAAGCGGAAGTTCAAATAAAAATGGTTCGAGCGGTAGTGGTTCAGGTGGCGGATATTCTGTATTAGATGATGCTATTAAAGGAATGACAAATGATTACCTTGGCATCTTTAATGACAAAATGAATAACATTTCTCAATCAGCCGAAGAAATGGCAGATAGCATAATTAACTTCTTTAAAAAGCTGAAACAAGCAGCGGACCCAACATTAAAGTCAATACAAAATTTATACAATAATGGTTTTAAACTTCTTGCAAAATTCACGTGGGATAATTTAAAAAGCTTCTTTAATAATTTCTTGGTTCCTGTAGGAACGTGGACATTAGGGGAAGGATTACCTCGTTTCTTCAATGTAACAAATAACTTATTGACAGAAATAAATTGGAGCAAACTAAATTCTTCATTAGGAAAATTATATACCGCATTATCTAAGATAGCAATTTGCACATTTGATGCAGCACTTGATTTTTATGAAGATTTCATGAAGCCAATAGCGGTATGGACGATGAACAGAGCTGTTCCAACACTTGTTGATTGTCTTACTAACATGGCAAATGCAATTAATTGGGATAAATTAAATGGTTCATTAGAAAACCTTTGGCAAGCACTTTCCCCATTTGCAATATCAGTAGGAAACGGATTGTTAAACTTTATCAAGACAATGGCACAAATACTGACTCCGGTTATTTCTGCTACAGTTGATTTATTTTCTGTTGCTCTTGATGCATTAGCTACAGTAATCAATTCTATTCCAACACCAGTTGCAGAAGCTTTAGGAGGCGCAATAGGAGGAATTGCAACAGCGCTACTAGTATTTAAAGGGATGTCAGCAATCGGAACAATTATTGGAAATATTGGAACATCTATTGTTGGAATGATTTCTGGTATTGCAATGCATCCGTATATGGCAATTGCATCAGGTATTGCAGCGCTTGCAGGAGCAATTATTTCGTTATGCACTAGCGACAGCGGGACAATTGAAATTATGGGGCAGAGATTCACAGGATTAAGCGAAGGATGTAAAAGTGCTTGTGAAGAAATGCAGAATCTTATTACAGAATCAGATGAATATGTTAATGATACAGGAGTTGCAGAATATGCTACAATCCAAAAGTTAGCAGATAAATATTATACACTTGCAGGGAAGACAAATCTTACATCTAGTGAGCAAGAAGAACTAAAAGAAATTGTTAAGCAGATGGTTAAGATATATCCAGACTTAAATAAGTACGTAGATGAAGAAAATGGGTTATTAACTATCAAGCGAGAAACGTTAGATAAAGTATGTCAAAGCATTTTAAAAGAAGCAAAAGCAGAAGCAGCTCGTGAAAAAATAGTTGAACTATATAAGAAACAATATGAGATAGAAGAAAAATTAGCAGATGCCCAAACAGAATTAACGGATAATACGAATAAGCAAAAAGAAAGCTACAGCAAGTTATCTGAAGTATTAAGTGGAACTGGATTATCTGTTGATGGTTTGACCGATAAATACAATAAAAATAAGGTAAATATAGAAGAATTAAAGAAAGCTATTCAAGATAATGTTAATATTTCTGATTCGCAGAAGAGAAAGATTATAGAAACTGCTCAAGAGTATAATAGTCTTGGTTCTAAGGTTACGACAACAGAAAATGACATAAAGGCATTCGATAGACAAATTAGCCAGTCAAATACAACAATTGATAAGTTTGCTCAAGAAATTGCAGATGCACAAACAGAACTTGATGAAGTTGATGCAAGTGGAGTTTCTAAAGAAATTAAATCAGAAGCTTCCACATGGAAAACATCATTTGCTAGTGGTATATCTACTGCAATTGGAACAGTAACGAGCAAATTAAACAATGATACGACATCAAAAAACGCAACATCTAGTTACTTTAATAAGATGAAGGGTGTATTTAATGGTGCATATGGAGTATTTAGTGGATTTGGTCTGAATATCGTAAATGGTTTAAACAATGGCATTTCAAGAAATGGTTACACAAGTAGCAGTGTAGTTACTACATGGGCAACAAAAATTAAAACTGCTTTTACTAATTTCTTCGGGATTCATTCTCCATCTAGACTATTAGAATCGTTTGGTGGATTTCTTGTTGAAGGTTTAAATATTGGTATCGATGACAATGTTAGTTCTTCTGAAAAAACCGTAGATTCTTGGGTGAATGCATTAAATAACAGTATTGGCAACTTAGAATCACCTACAATGAATATGCAGTTAAATACAAGTGGAATCAAAGGATATGATACGGCGATTGCTTCGACTGCATCAATTGATACGGAAGTACAAAGAAGTGTTACAGTATCAAGTACCATTGTAAATACATTGATGGATGCAATAACTCCATTGATTCTATCAACAAAATCTGATGTTAATGTTATGGTAAATCCTAATGGCAAAGGTATCTTCGATGTAGTGATAGAAGAAAATGATAAAGAGTTAAATCAATATGGAATGAGTAGATTACAAAATGCGTTTTAAGGGGGATGGTGTATGAATCCAATACAATCTATAAATGGTGTAACAGGGTTGCCAGAACCTTGCTATAAAGACGGATATCGAGCAACTAGAAATAAAGTATGGAGTACAAATGCAGGTCGTAGTCAAACAGGAAAGATGATAGGAGATATTATTGCTTACAAGTGGAAACTAGAATTGAAATTTTCTCTAAACAAACAAACAGATATTACAAAATTAAGTGGTGCCTTAAATGGTGCCACTTTTTTTAATGTGAAATTTTACAATCCAGAAAGTGGTGAGTTTACAACGAAAACATTTTATGCAGGAGATCCAACTTACCCAGTATATACAACAAGGGATGATAAAGGAGTTTTATATCAAAATGTTAGTGTTAATTTAATTGAGCAATAAGGAGGATGTCAAATGTATAATGCAGGAAGTACATACAGAAACTTGATTGATACTGGCATCCGAGGAATATGGGGCTCTAGTGTTAAAAAAACATCGAACGAAGAAATAGATGTAAAGAAATTTTCTCTGTCACAACCATATATGACGTCTCTTAGTATTGGCAATGTTGTATCTAAATGCTTAAGCTTAGAACTGCACGAAAGTACAACAAGTCTTGAAAATGAAACATTAACTGTTTCTGTATCATTGGAAGGTACGGAAATCCCAATTGGTAAATTCGATGTATATACACAGAATGACACGTCTTTAACTTGCTATGATTGCGTGAAGAAAACAGATACCGAATATTCTTCAGACTTGGTTTATCCAACGTCACTTCAATCGGTTTTGAATGAAATTGGTACAAAGTGTGAAGTAACATTCGAATATATAGAAGTACCATCCATAACAATATCTAGTGCTTTTAATGTTTCTACTTTTCGTGATGCACTGAAAGAAGTTTGTAAGATATTAGGAAAAAATGCTATTGCTAATCGCAGCGGCAATATCGAATTTGTCTGGTTTGAAAGTTCTAGTATACAAGTTTCAGCTGATAATCAGTATTCACAAGAAATTAATTCAGATACTTACACAGTAGGACAATTTGTATGTTTGAATTCAAATGGGGATACCGTAAAAAGCGGCACAACAGGAAGAGTTCTAAGTTTTAAAAGTGATTATGTTGACAGTACTAGGATTGCTCAAATTGCTTCTTCTTGTTCTATCAGCTATAAGGGAGCTACGATTGATATGATAGGAGACCCAACGATTGATGTTGGCGATATTATTAGCATTCAAGACTTGGATGGAACATATCAAACAGTTGCGGTTATGGATAATACATTTGAATTTGACGGTGGATGTAGAAATAAGATTAATTCTTATGCTAAGTTGGCAAATGAAACGTACTATGGAGCAAATAGCAACATCGTATCAAAAGTGTTCGATATACAAAAATCAGTTGATGGGCTTGAACTGGAATTACGGACAGACTACGCAGACAAAACATATGTAGATACCGCGGTTAATATTGCGACAGGAGAAATTACAAGTGAAATTACAGAATCAGTAAAGCAGGAAGTTATTCAGTCAGTAAGCGGAGTTTATACATTAAACATTATAGCTGACAGTGGTACTACATTCGGAATAGATGCCTCAAATCTAACGCTTCATGCAATATTAAGATACCAAAATGTAGATGTTACGTATACAACAGATACTAGTTGCTTTTATTGGCAAAGAAAAAGTACAGATTCTGCATCTGATTTTGAATGGAATAAACAGAAAAATAGGAATGGCCCAGATTTAGTTTTAACATCTGATGATTTAACAAGAGATTGCACAATGAGGTGTACAGTAATTATACCTAAAAATGTGTACCTTGTGGATGAAAACGGTAATAATATAACAGGTGATGATGGAAACCAAATAGTTTGCCAAATACCGGAAGATACACTAATTTGCGATATTCCAATCAAAGAATCCTTTACAGAGTACAAAACACTAATTGAACAAACAGCACGAGCAATTAATATGACATTAAGTTCTAGCGATGGGTACAATACAAACTTATCATTAACAAGCAAATTAGTTGAGCTAATTACTACTGCACTCAATATTAATGCAATCACAACGTTTATGAATAGTGCAAAAGATGGTTCGGCAACTGTGATTAATGGCGGTGCAATTAGTTGTGATGATTTATCAGCAATAAGCGCTAATATTGCAGATTGGTCTATAGCAGATGGAAAAATAGACAAGAAGATTACAATAAACGGAGTTATTTATCATGTAGCTATGCAAACTGCAGATGGTTCTTCTACACTAAATAACTTCTATGTAAGACATTCAAATGATGGCGGTAACAGTTGGGTTTACGATTTTGCAGTTAACTACGCAGGAAGAGTAACAATGAATAATGTTGATGCTACTGGAGGGAAAATAGGAAGCTTCACATTGTCGGATGGTAAACTAGTAAATTCCAACAATACGTTAGAATTAGATGGCTCTGCTGGACTAATCAAAACAACAAATGAAACAACAGGAAATGTATCACAGTTATACAATGGTACTTTTCAATCAAAAAATACAAACTCTGGTTCAAATGCTTACTTTACACCCACTGGATTTAGTACTGATTCAAGCGAAGGGTATTCTGGATTTAACAATACGAACTGTTACTTACAAAGCGCAAAGCAAAATTACATCATGAGATTTTCTACAGATTACGCAACAGCAATCGCAGCATATAAAAACACAACAACAGATTCTTCTAATGTTTATGTAGATTCAAAAGGAAACTTTAAGCGTGTCGCATCTTCTTCGGAACGTTATAAGAAAAATTTAATTCCGTTGATGTGCGAAGGATTGAACCCTGAACGTTTGTTAAATGCTACGATTTATCAATACGAATATAACGATGGATATATTACGGATCCTAATTGCTATAACGGTATTCAAATCGGTTTCTCGGCAGATGACTTATATAAAAACTATCCAGTAGCAGTAGAACTTGACGATGAAGGAAATCCAGAAAAACCAAACGATAGAATTTTAATTCCGGCTATGTTTGAACTTATCAAAAGACAAAGCGAAAGAATAGACAATTTAGAAAGCATTCTAAAAGAAAAGGGGTTGATGTAATTGGCTGATAAATTAATTGGTTCTTATGGTGGTGATGACTTAGCATCATTTAACAATGATTTTAAGTTAATCGGAACAGATGGAACTACTACGAGAAATCTATCATTAGGGACATTGAGTTCTTATATCGGTGCAGATACAATGTTATCTAATTTACAACTAAGCGGACTTTTAAGTGATTATCTGACATCAAGTATGGTTACAAATCCATTAAATGTTGCATCAAAAAATGGTTTCCATGGATTATGGAGCGAATACACAGGTGCAGCAACAGACTATTTTCCACCATACACAGGAGTGTTTATTGGATTTACAATAAAAATGTCTTTTAATGCTGACTGGCATTTTGTAAAAACAATAAATCTATATGACCACACTTCTTACTATAATGTTTGCACAAGAAATAGTGAGGGAAACTTAGCATGGAGTGGGTGGACAGCTACTAGTATCTAAAAACAAACGTTTAGGGGTTGATTACGATGCCAGAAAGTAATATCGAAAGAGAAGTATTAGATAGACTTATCAGATTAGAGGTTAAGATAGACGCTTTTTCAGAGATTAAGAATCAAGTATTTGAGAACCAAAAAGATATCATTAAGATAAGGGAAAATAATGAACAACAGGAACGTGATATTCAAGAATTAAGAGACCATAACAAATGGTTAGGGCGAGCGCTAGGCGGCGCGTGTATCACTTCGTTAGTTGGAATTGTTGTTATCTTTATTAAATTAGGAATGGGGGTATAAACCATGTTAGAATTTATTGAATCATTAGGAATTGATTGGAGCACAGTAGTATTGACTATCCTTAGTTGCATCGGTACATATGTAGTTATTCCACTTGCCAAAAAGGCGAAAGAGTACATAGAAAGCCAGAAGATGAATAAATACACAGAAATGCTTTATAATGCCGTAGAATCGACTGTAAAGGCTTTATATGAGGATGTTGTAAAAGAAGTTAAAGGCACAGATGAATGGGATGCATCTAAGATTGCAGAGATTAAAGTACTTGCTATGACAAAGATTAAAGCCGCTTTATCGACCACTGTTTATAAGGCTCTTACAGAAGCAAACGATGACTTCGATGCGTGGGTGCAGGATTTAATCAATGCGAAACTTTATGACCTTAAAAAGTAGGAGGAATGCCTTATGAGTCTAAATTTTAAACAAGCTTTATGTAAGCTGAATCCATTTTATAACTATGGAACAATCAAACCAACAAAGATGGTATTACATAG